GGCAGGGGCATGGCAGCAGGGGCAGCAGGGGCAGGGGCATGGCTCGGCTCCGGCTCGGCTCCGGCCGGCTCGGCCGATACCCATGGCAGAGGGGCAGCAGCAGAGGGGCACGGCTCCGGCTCGGCCGGCATGACGTCATGACAGGGGCACGGCTCGGCCGGCATGCCATGGCAGGGGCAGCAGAGGGGCAGCAGGGGCACGGCTCCGGCTCGGCCGGCATGACGGGGCAGAGGGGCACGGCTCGGCCGGCCGATACCCATGGCAGGGGCAGAGGGGCAGGGGCAGCAGGGGCACGGCTCGGCCGGCATGCCATGGCCTGGCAGCAGAGGGGCAGCAGAGGGGCAGGGGCACGGCTCGGCCGGCCGATACCCATGGCAGAGGGGCAGGGGCAGGGGCAGCAGGGGCAGCAGAGGGGCAGGGAACGGCCGGAGTCCTAGGGTTTCCGGGGCAGAGGGGCAGGGGCAGGGGCACGGGGCACGGCCGGCCGGGGCAGGGGCACGGGGCAGCATACCGACTGGACGCTAAGGCGAAAACGGCGGAAATGCGTGGGTTTGGATGTCACGAAGCGGAACATTCCGGCTCCGATACCTCGAAAAACGGCGGAAATGCGTGGGTTTGCCCCCCCCCTATGCAAAAACGTAACGATGAACCGCCCCACCGGGCGGAGACTTCCAATACCCAATGGAGCCAAAAACACCCCCTTATAGGTGGGAAAAACCCCCATTTGGCGGAAAAAACGCCCCAATACCGGTCAAATATTCTCTTTTTCACGGTTTGTTCGATTTTCGGCCTTTTGCCCCACCGGAATCGCGCATGCTTTGCAAAGCGCTTTGCATGAGGTCATATCCCTTGCAATTCAGGAGATCGCCCCATGTTCGCCATCAACGGCTACCCCCAGGACACCATCGTCTCGTGCAACTACGATCCGACCGGACTGGAGTGGGTCGATCTGTTCGACAACCCGCCGCTCGGGTGGCTGGTCGATGAGGCGACCGGCACGACCAACCCGGTGGTGACCGGAACCCTGCCGCCACCAGCGCCGGCGACCGGGGCGGTCCTCTCGCCGCAATGGGCGCACATCCACACCGACAACGTCTTCGTGCCCGACAAATGGCGCGGCGGGGTGATGAACTTCTTCACCTGGCTGGCGACGAACAATGGTGCCCAACGCAAGGTGCGCGGCAACTTCGTGACGCCCAATCTCGCGACCGCCATGGAATCCTGGCGGCAGCAGAACCCTGGCCTGTGGAACCCGGAGCCGTTCCCGCCGATCTAGGAGGTCACCGTGCAGGAACGCGCCATCGTATTTTTCATCTTCGCCTACCTGGCTTGCTGGGTGGTCGATCTGGTCATTCTGGTGGCTCGTGGCCCGCTGTTGGTCGATCCGGTCCTGAAACTCATCATCGTGCTGTTCAGCCTGGTGATAGTCGTGATCGGCATGACCCGGCAGGGATGGTGGACGAACGCGTGAGCGACCTCTACTGCGTCCTCAGTCGAACCGGCGAGTGCATCGCCAACGTCTCCATGGCCTGTCTCTGCCGCCAGATGCTAGAGACGATCTACCGCGCCGAACTGAGGCGGGTTCAGGGACCGCCATGCGACCATTCCGCGTGGAAAGGCATGGCCACGCATGGAAGGTGCTGTCCCGACTGCGGGCATTTCATGGTGGATTTCGGTGACTGATCGCGAGTTACTGACGCTGCTCGCGCAGCAGTTCGTCCTGTTACGCCGGCTGGCCGAGTCTCAGGGTCCGATCCTGTGCAACGGCAAGAGCATGAAAAAGTGGGCCGCGGTGATGAACGAGTGCGACGTGGCGCGGGAAACGATCCTAAAACACCTGGAAAATGACGATTGAGAGGCCGGAAGGAGAAAAAAATACTCCAATCGGCTCCAAAACCCCCGAATCCCTGCTTGACAAAAGCGCACACGAATGACCCGTATATTGTCACGATCTAGGGATAGTGTCTCAGCGGCCCTGGAAGGCCCCAAATATGCCCTTCGCGCCGCCGAAACACCGCCCTCCAGGCTGGCGACCAGCCGCTAAAAAACCCACCGAATCCTTCTATGGCAGCGAACTCTGGAAGAAAACGCGCGATCGGATCCGCTATCGCGATGGCGGCATCTGCGCCGGCTGCGGCAAGCCCGATTCGTGGAAGGTCGATCACATCACCCCGCGCGCGCAAGGCGGTCTGGACGTGGACTGGAACCTCCGGTTGCTGTGCGACGGCTGCGACGCCAAACGGCACAGCGAGAAGGGCTACGCGTGGCGATAAAGATCAACGATGGCGGGGCACAGTGCATCGTTCGGGGAAGCAATCCGCCAGAAGTGACCCCGGCAAGCCGTCTGTTCATCAGGAATAACCGCACTCCAGTAGACGGCTCACGGTGACGGCTCGGAGAGACGAGCAACCAAACAGGAGACACCTGATGCTCAGAGGCCGGATGATCAAAACGTCGGCGCAGAAGAAGCTGCATGGCTCGACGTGGCCGATCAACAAGGATGAGCCGATGCCGGATCATCCGTTGAGCGAGGATCCCACCGCCGCTCCGCGGCACTTCTCCCTGGAACAGCGCGAGGCCTGGGAGTTCGCCATCCGCAACTCGCCCGAGAACCTCATCAAGCGCCTCGATAGCGGCGTCCTGGAGGCCTACTGCGTGGCTCTGTGCCTTCACCGGCGCGCGGTCGAGGCGATGGGCAAGGACGAACTGACGATCATGAAGAAAATGGGCGAAGCGCAGCATCCGCTCATCTCGATCATCAACAAACAGGGCGAACTGGTCCGCAAACACGGCGCGGAACTCGGATTTTCGCCGGTTTCGCGACCGCGGATTCTCGCCGACAACTCGAAAACGCCGGCGCTCGGCGCGACGCTCAACAGCCAGGCGCACGCCCAACCCAAGGACGCGCCGCGCCAGAGCCTCGAATCCTACCTCGCGAACAGCCCAAAAACAGTGAATTGAGGCGAAAAAGATGGGAAATGAGCCTCTTTTGCAGTTTTTCAGCTACGAACACCTTCCGGCGCATCTCCAGGTGGTTTCCCGGCCATTTTGCGACCTCGCGGTCAGTATCGTGGACACTTTACCCCGGAATCCGGAGCGTACGGTCTGCCTTCGCAAGCTGCTTGAGGCAAAGGACTGCGCGGTTCGTGCATGCCTGATGGCCCCGTAAAACGCCCAAAACCATCCGTTGACCCGGTTTCGGCCTACGCGTGGGACGTAACCCACGGCAAGATCGTCGTCGGAGGCCTCGTTCGACAGGCGTGCGAGCGCCACTTTCGCGACATCCAAAACAGCAAAAAGACCGGCTTCGTCTGGCGTCCCGATATCGCGATCAGGGCTATCGAGTTCGCCCATTTCTGCCGCCATTCCAAGGGCGAATGGGCCGGCCAGCGGATCGAGTTCCAGCCGTGGCAGCAGTTTATCCATGGATCCGCCTTTGGCTGGCTGCGAAAGGATGGTTTGCGGCGCTTTCGCGTGGTTTACGAAGAAATTGGCCGGAAAAACGGAAAAAGCACCAGCGCGTCCGTCATCGCGTTGAAGTGTTTGGTCGCCGATGGCGAGCCTGGTGCCGATGTCTACTCGGCGGCGACCCGGAAGGATCAGGCCCGCATCGTTTTCGATGAAGCGCGGCGTACCGTCCTCAGATCGGAGGATTTGCAGAAAATCGTGTCGGTTTACCGTCTGAGCCTGGCGGTCGATGGCACGATGTCGAGTTTTCAGCCGTTATCGGCCGATGATCGCACCCTGGATGGCCTGAACCCGCACGCGATCATCATCGATGAACTCCACAAGCACCGGAACAGGGCGGTTCTGGACGTTTTGGACACCGCCATGGGGTCCAGACGGCAACCGTTGATGTGGATCATCACCACCGCCGGCGATGATTCACCGGAAAGCGTCTACGCGCAGGAACACACTTACGCGCGCAACGTGGTGCAACAGGCCTTCGTGGACGACGAATGGCTGGTTTATATCGCGACCCTGGACCCGGAAGACCGCTGGGACGACCCGAAAGTCTGGATAAAAGCCAACCCCAACTGGAATGTTTCGGTCAAACCGGACGATATGCAGCGCCAGGCGCGGGCCGCGAAGCACAATCCGGCCAAATTGATGGAGTTCAAAAGGCTCCGTCTGAACATGAGGACCGCGTCGGCCACGCAGCTTATCGCCGGCCCACTCTGGGACGCCAACTCGACCGGCGCTTTCGACCCGGATGCCCTGCGCGGCCGGCGCTGCTTCGCTGGGCTGGATCTGGCGACCAAGACCGACCTCGCGGCCTACGTGAAGCTGTTCCCACCCGTGGACCTCGGTGAGCGCTGGCATGTGGTCGCGAATTTTTGGATGCCTGGCGACACCGTCGAACAGAAGGCGGATCGCGATCAGGTCCAGTATCGCCGCTGGATCTCGGACGGACTGATCGAGCCGACAGAAGGCAACATCATCGACCACAACGAGATCCAAAGGTTCATCGAGGAGGATGGGCGGCTTCACGATATCGCCGCCATCGCTTACGACCCATGGAACGCCGCGCAGATCGCCGTGGGATTGCAGAACTCCGGCTTCGTGATGGAAGAATTCATCCAGGGAATTCGTTCGTATACAGCACCGACCAAAGAATTGCTGGCATGGCTGTTGTCGAACCGCCTGAATCATGGTGGAAATCCCGTACTTCGCTGGATGGCGCTCAATCTTCGCGTACGGACCGACGTGAACGAGAACTACATGCCGACGAAGAAACTCAGCACCGGGCGGATCGACGGTGTGATGGCGCTGATCATGGCGATCGGCCGCAGCATGAGTGATGACGCCGCCGGGTTGGCCGGATTCCTGGAAAGACCGGTGATGTAGCAATGAATTGAGGTGACGTATGTCGTTCTGGAGTCGCCTCAAACTGAAAGCGGTCACCACCATCGCCTCTGGCATCGGCCTGACCGATCCGCGCCTGTATCAGTATTTCGGGGCCGGCCCCAGCTATGCCGGCGAGACAGTGGGCGTCGAGGGCGCGCTCAACATCGACACCGTCTGGGCGTGCGTGCGATTGATCTCCAGCACCATCTCGACCCTGCCCATGCAGACTTTCGAGAAGCTGCCTGACGGGCGTGGCAATCAGGTCAGGGACACGCCGCTCTATTACCTGCTGCACGACCAGCCGAACGCGGACATGTCGGCGGCGACCTTCTGGACCGCCATGACGGCGTGCCTCTTGTTGTGGGGTAACGGCTACGCCTACATCGATCGGCGTAAGGACGGCTCAGTCATTTCGCTTACGCCATTATTACCCAACCGTGTGTCGGTCAAAACCGAGAGAGACGGCTCACTGACTTACGCCTACGCCGATGGTCAGCGGCGCGACGACTTCACCGAGAAGCAGATCTTCCACATTCGCGGTTTCTCGCTCGACGGCCGGATGGGCATGTCGCCGATCAGCCAGGCGCGCGAGACGCTGGGGATCGCGGTCGCCGCGGAGAAGAGCGCCGGCAGCTTCTTCCGCAACGGCATGCGTCCAAGCATGGTGTTGAAGGCTCCCAACTTCCTATCCGATACGCAGCGGGAACGGTTCGGCTCCGAATGGATGGAGAAGTTCACCGGCTCGATCAACAGCGGCAAGATCCCGTTGGTCGAAGGTGGCTGGGCCTTGGACCAGATCACCATGAAGCCGGAAGACGCGCAGCTTCTGGCGACGCGCGCGTGGTCGGTCGAACAGATCTGCCGCTGGTATGGTGTCGCTCCCGTAATGGTTGGGCACATGGAAAAAACCACGGCCTGGGGCACCGGGCTGGAACAGATGAATCTGTGGTTCCTGACTTACGGTTTGCGGCCGATCCTGCGTTCAATCGAACAGGAGATCACCCGTTCCGTTATGACGCCGGCGCAACGCATCGCCTATTATTGCGAGTTCAATGTCGAGGGTCTGCTTCGCACCGACAGTCTCGGCCGCGCCAACGTCATGAAGATCATGGTCGATACCGGCATCAATACGCCGAACGAAATGCGCGCGAAGAACAACGATCCACCCATGGAAGGCGGCGACAAGCTGACCATGGCCTCGGGCCGTCTGCCGCTCGACAAGCTGGGCGAAACACCGCCCCCGACACTCCCTCCACCTGATCCGGTCAAGGATCAACCAGCCGCGTCCTCCGCGGGCGCATAGGGGATCGATATGCTCCATCGCGAACGCTACGCGGCGAACGCCGAGTTGAAATACAAAAAGACCGAGACGGGCGTTGGTGAACTCACCGGCTACGCCTCGGTATTCGGCGTGGAGGACTCGGCGGGTGACGTGATCGATCCAACCGCGTTCGACAAGACGCTGGCCGATCATAAATCCAAGGGCACCATGCCGCACATGTTCGCGGAGCATTCCGCCTATCAGTTCGGTGGCGATCCGTTGCCCATCGGTAAGTGGACCGATATGACGGTCGATGAGAAGGGTCTGAAGGTCACCGGTCACCTGATCGCGCTCGACCATCCGGATGTGAAACGCGTTCACGACCTGATGCTGGAAGATGTCATGGGCGGTATTTCCATCGCCTTTTCCACGCATCCGGACGGCGTTACCTGGGGCACCAAGGCGAACGAGCCGCGCCGGCGCATATCCAGCCTGGAACTGTATTCGGCTGATCCCGTCTGCGATCCGGCGAACCACCTGGCGCGCATCGACAGCGTCAAGTCGGCCAATCAGATGGCGGCGGTGGAACTCCGCAATGCCATCGCGCTGGTGAGCGAGATGCCAGACAACGAGGAACGCGCTCTGCTGCGAACGCATCTGGAGCGTGTTTACAAAGAGGTTACCGGCGAGGAACTGAAGACCAGGACCAAGCCGGAAACGATCCGACAATTCGAAGACTGGTTGCGGGACGCGGCCACCCAGTGCGGGTTTAAGTATTCGAATTCGGAAGCCCGCGCGATCAGTGAAGGCCGCGCGTGGAAGAAGACGCATACCGCCGATCCTCGGGAAGAGGAGGCAAAATCGAAGCGGAGGGCGTTTGGCGACATTGGCCACGCTCTCAGCGGCTTTTCCCTTCCAAAGATAGGAGACTGACATGCCCGATGGTGGCGACGTTCCAACCGACATCGAACTGAAAGCCTTGAGTGTAGACCTCAAGAAAGCGACCGACGAGGTCAAGACCTTCGCGGAAAAGGTCACCACCGAGATGAAGAACCTCGGTGCCGCGACGACCGAGACGAAAGCGGACGCCGACAAGGCGCTGACCGCGATGAACGAGTTGTCCACCCGGTTGACGGAAGTGGAACAGAAGATGTCACGCCGTGGCAACGGCGATGTACCGCCGGAAATGAAAACGCTCGGCCAGCATGTGGTGGACGACGCGGGCGTCAAATCGCTGATGGAACAGAAGAACGGCCAGGCGCGGATCACCGTGGAGTTGAAAGACATCCTGTCCGGTCCCGGCATCTGGGGCACGGGCGTGTCGCCGACCAACGCGCTGGTGATCCCAGATCGTCAGGCGATGGTCATGCCGCCGCGCCGGCAACTGGTGGTGCGCGATCTGCTGACGCCGGGAACCACCCGGTCGAACGCGATTGAATACCCGGTCGAAACGGATAACCCGATGACAACGGGTGCCTCGGTGGTTTCGGAAGGCGCGTTGAAGCCACAGTCGAATATCACGTTCGATCTGAAGTCGTTGCCGGTTCGCACCATCGCGCACTGGATGAAGGCTTCACGGCAGATCATGGACGATGTGCCGCAGTTGCAGTCCTACATCGACGGTCGTCTGAGGTATGGACTGGAATACGTCGAGGAGAACGAGTTGCTCTACGGTGACGGCACCGGACAGCATCTCCTGGGCATCATCCCCCAGGCGACGGCCTACACGGCGGCGTTCGCGCCGACCGCGCCCCAGGCCATCGACACGCTGCGTCTGGCGGCGCTCCAGGCCACCCTCGCGCTCTACCCGGCGACCGGATACGTCATGCATCCGACCGATTGGGCGAAGATCGAACTCACCAAAGATGGAATGAATCGCTACATCGTCGGCGACCCGCAGAACCAGATCGCCGCGAGGCTCTGGACCCTGCCGGTCGTGCAGACCCCGGCGATGCAGGTGTCTAAATTCCTAACTGGTGCGTTTCGTCTCGGGGCCCAGATCTTTGATCGCATGTCGATTGAGGTTTTAATCTCAACAGAGGACCAGGACAACTTTGTGAGGAATATGATCACAATCCGTGCTGAAGAGCGGCTGGCACTCGCCGTCTACCGCCCCGCCGCTTTCATCTACGGAACGCTGCCCTGATCGACTGACTGATCCGACATCGTAAGGAGACGACACATGCCCCTCATGAGAGCAACGGCTGACTGGTACAACGCGGATCATGAGGGGCAAGTGGAGCGAGGGCAGGAATTCGAAGCATCGGAATACCGCGCGACCGAACTGGAGATGGCCGGTCTGGCGGTGCGCGCACTGAGCGAGACGAAGCCAACGCGCGTGGTCGCCGACGAGCCGGAAGATGATGACGACAACAACAATGACGACGACGACGACGAGAAGAAAGCGCCACGCAAAGCGGCGGCGAAGCGGAAGCATTGACGCCACTGCACGTTAAAGCGCCGTGGGGCCTGGGCGACGCGATCTACGTGCGGCCCCTCCTCAAGGCGGCGGCGAAGCAGCGCACGCTCTACGTCGATACGCCGTGGCCGGAATTCTACGACGATATCCCCAACCTTAAATTCGTGCGCGGCGAGCGGCTGCTGCGGACGCAGAACAAGAATATCCGCCGGCAACCACCGGAGCGTTGGACTCCGCTACCGGCGGGCCTGGGCATGATCGCGCTCGGCTACGGCCACCTCGAAATGGAACATGGCGTGTTCGCCGCCATGGAGCGCAAATTGCCGATGACGGCGAAAGAGGCGAAAGCGCCAGACTGGGATTTACCGGAGATGGGACCGTGCCCGTTCGACACCGGGGGCGCGCCGCTCGCCGTCGTGAGGCCGGTGATGCGGCGGCTGGAATGGGACAACCAGGCGCGCAACCCGTTGCCAGAGTATGTCCATTTCGTCGCCGGCGACCTCAAGCGGCGCGGCTTCGCGGTGGTGGTGATCGCCGACACATCCAACACCTACAACGCGGAATGGATCGAGGGCGACGTGCCGCCACACAATCTGGCCAGACTGCGTGGCGAAAGCACGGTCAATCAGTTAATGGCCATGGTGCGTGACGCGGCGGTGGTCGTGGGAGGTGTCGGATGGATCGTTCCGGCGGCGATAGCCATGAAAACACCGACGTTCATCGTTCTTGGCGGGAACGGTGGCATGAACTCACCCGAAAAAATCATCGACAGGCGCATGGACGGATCGAAGATCGGTTTCGCGACACCAAAGGAATTCTGCCAATGCATCGACATGCGACATCAGTGCGAGAAGCAGATACCGGACCTGGAAAAGCAATGGCGTCGCTGGGCGAGTGCTTTGCCACGCCTTTCCCGATCCTCCCGCGCAGCCTGACCAAGGCGTTATCCACTGAACTCTGCTGGTTTCCTGAACTGGGCTACGGGTATTTCCCGGCGACTGGCGGCACGCAGATTTATGACGAGGCCTACTTCGAAAAGTATCGCGGCTACGCGCAAACCGAGATGGGAGCGCGGCTGAACGTGGCGCGCATCGCGCTGGTCGCGCGGCATTACACCGGCCACCTGATCGACATCGGCATCGGCTCGGGGGCTTTCGTCAACGCCCGACCGTTTACCTGGGGTTATGACATCAACCCGGCGGGCATCGCGTGGCTGAAGGCGCAGGAGAAATTGTGGAACCCCTACCGCCAGCCGTGCCTGGCGATGTCGTTCTGGGACAGCCTGGAACACATTCCGGACTTCCCAAAGCTTCTGGAACAGGTCGAGGACAGCGTCTTTATTTCGCTTCCGGTCTTTCCTGGTCCCGCCGAGGTGTTGAATTCGAAACACTATCGGAAAGATGAACATTATTGGTACTTCAGTAAGGCGGGCCTGATCATTTTCATGGACAGGCTTGGCTGGAAGCTGCGCGAGGTCAGCGACATCGAGACGATCCTGGGCCGCGATGGGATAGCCTCGTTCGCGTTCCGGCGGGTGTCGCGGCCATGAAATCATCCATCATCGAGGTGATCGCGCCGGCCATCACGCACGACCTGACGACACTGGATATCGCCAAGGAAGAACTCGGCATCGACACCGATGAGAATGACGCGCGGCTGGCGCGGTGGATACGTGAAACCAGCGTTTACATCGAGCGACACTGCAATCGCACCCTGGTCAAGGAGACGGTCAAGGAGATCTGGCATGGCGCGGATTACTGGTACCTGCCGGAGGTGTCCCAGGAGATCCGGCCGCTGAACCTGCGCCGCTATCCGGTGGTGGAGATCACCTCGTTCGGTTCGGTCGATGAAGACCCGCCGCTGACCATGGATGATTACCAGCTTGACGCCTTCAGGGGACGGCTGTGGCGGCTGCACGAGGGGCAGCGGTCTTACTGGTCATGGCACTGGTCGAACACCGCCCTGATGAGCCTGGAGATCACTTACACGGGCGGCTACGACAACCCCGACAACCTGCCGCCGGATCTTCAGGCGGCGTGCCTGGCGCTGCTGAAGATCCGCAACGACACGTTTGGCCGCGACCGGTTCATCCGTTCGCAGGAAATCCCAGGCGTGATCAAGGAAGAATACAACAATCCGGCGTCACCCGGTCAGTCGGGTCTGCCGCCGGAAATATGCGAGATGCTCCAGCCGTTCCAGGAGTTCAACGCGTGAACAAGGGGGACTATGTGGCCAAACAGGTGGCCGACGCCATCGCGCGGGTCGGTGAGCCGGGTCTGTTGATCCGGCTGGCGGGACGCACCACGCCGCGGGTCGAGGTGGCGGTGAAATGCGTACCCACCTTCACGGCTCCTGGGGAGGCCACTGGCGGCGTCGTGCAGGGGCGCATCGATGTTCGGATCAGCAACCGGGAGATCGCCGCCAGCGGATGGCCAGCGCCTGTCCGCAGGGGCGATCAGATCATCATCGCCCAGACGACCTACACCGTGCAGGGCGTTCAGGTCGCCGCCCCCGGCGGCGTGATCGCGGAGCATATCATGCAGGTCATGGGGATGGCGTGATGGCGGCGGTCGCGAGGGGTTTCACGCCACAGGTGGTCAATGACCTCATCGATTATCATCAGGCCGCGACACGCAAGGTTCTGATCAGCGAGACGCGGCGACTGGTGGCGCTCAACGAACAGGCCATCATGGACACGTTCGGTTCGCCGGCGGAAATCGAGCAAACCGTGGACGGCCAGGTGGGTCGGGCGCTGGATCAGGCGCTGAAATACACCGACACGGTGTTTCATCTGCATGCCAACGTGGTCGATGAGGCGCTGCGGCTGCTGATCACGCGCTCGCCGATCGGCCCTGGCCGGCATGGCCACTACAAGGACGCGCACTGGCTCTACGTCAACGGCACCCGGCGCGACGTGCAACTGGAAGGCAACAAGGTCGAACTGAAGCGGGGCGACAAGATCGTCATCGTCAATGTCAAGCCCTACGCACGCAAGATCGAGGGCACGCCGTATCAGCGGTTCAAACAGCGAATGACCCATCGCCGGCCCGGTCTGTCGGTCCAGGCACCAGACGGCGTCTACGAGGTCACCGCGCGCGATTTGCAAAAGCTGTACGGCAAGATCGCGATCATCAATTTCACGTATCGCGGCAACGTGGAAGGCGCTCTGTTGGAACAGGCGACGGTGGCCCGGTCACCGAAACGCAATCGCAGCGGCCGTTATCATTCGCAGGGCGGGCCGCGCTCGGGTGGCGATGCCAAGGATCGTTTCCCGGCGCTGGAGATCGAAGCGAGGTTCTAAAATGCTGGCACCGGCGATCAAGGCCATCCGCGAGCGCGTGGAGGCCAACTTCACCGCGCTTCCGATGCGGTGGGCAAACGAAAACTGGGACGGGCAGGATCCGATGCAGACCGCGTCTCCATTCGTGGAATGCGAGATCGTCGGTGGCTACAACGCGCTGACCGGGTTCAGCCAGCGCGGCAATCAACTCTACATCCATCCCGGACTGATCAGATTCTACATCTGGACGCCGTGGAACACCGGCATGGATGACTCCCTGGAGGTCGCCGACGCGCTGGCGTTGTTCATGGAGCGCACTGAGTTTGGTCGCGTGCCGGAACTCGGCCAAACCGTCAGAACTCTCGACTTTTCGGCATACGACAGCGTGGCCACGGATGAAGCGGGAAACTATGCGATTCTGCTTTGTAGCGTGCCGTTCGATTTCTATTACACGGCCTGAAAGGCCCGCTCACAGGAGTTGTTGCCATGGCGTACCAAACACAATCCAATGCCATCGTCGCCTACAAGGCGCAGTCTGGACTTGGGGTTCCCGCGACCGGTGCCGGCGCGCAGGTCTTGCGTGTCGCCGGCGGTGCCGGCGGCGATCTGACGAAGGCGGCGACTGAAAGTAACGAAGTTCGCTATGACGGCATGCGGACCCGCGGTCGTCATGGCATCCAAAAGACCACGGGCGCGTGGTCTGGCGAGGCCTCGCTCGGCACCTTCGATGTCATCGCCGAGGCGATCTCGCGCGACACCATGTCGGCGGCCGATCTGACGATCACCGAGACGACCGGTGGCCTGACCTCGATCACCACGACGGCCTACATCCAGGTCAGCAACACGCTGCCCACCATCGTCGCGACGGCGGGTTCGTGGATCACGGCGGGGCTGCGCGTTGGCGATGTCATCCGTCTGAGCGGCGTCACGCCAGCGGGCAACAACAACCGCAACGTACGGATCGTCGGGCTGACCCCCACGGTCATCACCGTGGCCGATCAGTGGCTGGAACAGAACGCCACGCCGATGACCACGTTCACCGTCATTCGTCCCGGCAAAAAACTGATCCAGACCGGCACGCAGTTGATCAAACGCTACTTCACGGTCGAGGAATACGAGATCGACATCGATCAGTCCCAGGTGCTGACTGACTTTGTCTGGGGCGCGATGCGCGTGGGCATGGCCCCGAACGGCATCATCACCATCGATCCATCCGGTATCGGAACGGGTCAGATGAACGTCAACGACCCGGCTTCATCGCCGGTCTTCACCACGCCGACAACCTCCAACTCGCTGCCGCTCGCGGTGGTGGACGCGACCATCCGCATCGGCGGCAAGGACATGGTCGATCTGACCAGCTTCGACCTGACGATGGATATCTCGCCGATGGCACCGGACGTGTTCGGTTCCGGAAACATCAAGTATGCGCCTGATGTTTTCACTGGTCAGATGGGACTTGGCGTCAACTTCACCTGTCTGCGGAAAGACCTCCAGATGTTGAAGGATTTCATCGCGGAGACGCAATATTCGATCTCCATCCTGGCGGTGGAAAACGAAGCGGAGCCGAAAAGCTTCATGTCCATCTACATCCCGAATCTGACGCTCGGCGGTCTGACGAAATCCGCTTACGCGAAGGAAGGCGGGCCGCGCACGCAGTCCGTCACCGTGCCGATGGCGCTGATTGGTAAGGATATCGGCGGGCCGGAAATCGACGGAACGATGATCAAGATCCAGACCAGCGCCACATAAAAGTTAAACCAGGAACAGGAGAGTTCATGCAAAACGGGGAACTTAACGGGAGCGCGGGCGGTGATTCGTTCGATCTCGATGATCTGAGATCGACCGACACCGACGAACTGGCCATCGTGCATCCCAAAACGGGTGAAGTGACGACGTGGATCTGGACGCTGGCCGGCCCAGGTCATCCACGTTCGATCGAAGCGGCGAACATCGCCGCGCGCGAGGCGCTGCGGGTGCAGCGGCTGCGCGAACAGGCCATGGTGAACCGGCGCAAGTGGATCGAGCCGGATCGCACACCAGACGAAATGCGGCGCGAGAACGCGGAAAGCTTCGCCATTCGCGTTCTCGACTGGACGCCGGTCAGGCTGAGTGGCAACGACTATCCCTACTCCAGGGAAAACGTGGTCAAGCTGTTGCTCGATCCGTCATTCGGAAAGATTTACTTGCAGTTGCTGGAGTATTTCAATTCGGATGAAAGTTTTACCAGACACTCGGCGCGGAACTCACCGACTTCGCCGAGTGTGAATTCCGACTGAGCGCCACCGACAAGAATGGCGTGACCTGGCGGGACACGCTGGAGGGGTTGGTGAAGCGAACCCGGCGCAATGAAAAGCGCGCCGAGTACGAGGCGGAACTGTGGATGCCGGAATTCCCCATGTCGGCGATGTATCTGTGGCGGGTTTTCCACCGGATACGCAGCCGCAAGGGGGGTGCCGGCATGGGCATTTCGCCTTTGGAATGGCCTGACATCGAGGCGTTCTCACGCCTGTCGGGCATGCGCCTGTTGCCGTGGGAGGTCACCATGATCGAGAAGATGGACGACCTCTGGCTGCGAAGCATGGCGGAAGCCACGCGGAGCAACGCCGATGTCTGAAACCCGGCGGGTCGTCACCGAGATCATCGTTGATGCCCGCCAGGCCGAGGCGGGTCTGGCGGCGGTCGCGGCGGCATCGCGCGCGGCGCAGCGCGAGTTCGACAAGCACATCGCCAAGACCCTGGAAATCGACGCCGCCAACAAGCGGGTCAAGCAGTCGGGGAAAGAAGCCTCCGAGGTACTGACCCTCTCGGCGGCGGGCCTGAACAGAGCCGCCACGGCGGCGGATGCCTATCGTGGCCGGCTCGATCCCCTGGTGTTCGCTCAGAACGCGTTGGGTAAGGAACTAAAGAACGTCGGAGCGGCGATCACGGCCACCGACGCGCTGTTGCTGAAACGTAAGATCTCCGACACCGAGGCGATCGAGCGAACTCAACAATTCAAGCTTCGTCAGGCCGAACTGGCTGACGTGATGGACAAACTAACAGCCAAAACCATCAGCGTCGCCGACGCGCTGACCTACCTGAAGACGGCGCACGAACGCGCCAGCGAGCCGGCCAAGGTCGCCGCCGTCGATGCCGACGCGCTGCGACTGAAATACGACAAGCTGTATGCCTCGCAAAAGATATATGCCCAGGCGGTCAAGGACATCATCGCGGCGCGGAACGAGGAGAAGATCTCCATCGATCTGGCCAAGGCGGCGCTGCAACAGGAGGTCGAGGCGCTCAACGCGCGCGACGCGGCGATCAAGAAGGGAGCCACCGGCGGCGGCGACGCCGAGGCGGCGCGGCTTCAGGCGTTGCGGCTTAAATACGACGATGTCTATCGGATCGCGAAACAATACAAAGATGCCCTGAACGATATCGCCGAGGCGGAAGAAAAGGCCGGCCTGGGTTCCGTCGAAGCCACCGCGGCGCGGGAAAAAGCCCGCCTCTCCATGGAAACCTCCGTCGCGACCCTTAAGAAAAGCATGGCGGGTCCATCCGCCGCCGACACCGCGGCGGAAATGAACAAGCTGCGCGCCAGCATCGATCCGCTGTTCGCGACGTGGCAGAAATATCAGGCCGAACTGACCAAGATCGCCGAGGTGGAAAAGAAGGTCGGCGGGATCACCAACGAGGCGAACGCGGCGCGCGCGCGCGCCCTGACCACGTATCAGAAAGAGGCCGACGCGATCATCGGTGTCGGCAAAGGTCACGAAGACCTCGACAAAAAGATGAAGGACGGCACCGCGTCGGCGGGTCAGATGAAGTTCGCCACGCAGCAGTTGACCGTGCAGATGAGCCAGATGTTCTCTGGCATCGCCACCGGCCAGCCGATTCTCATCACGCTGATCCAACAAGGCCATCAGGTCGCCGACGTGATGTGGGCCACCGGCACCAGCGTCAAGCAGCTTGGCGAACAGTTCATGACGGTGCTGAGTGGCGCGCTGAAGGCGATGACCAGCCCCATGGGCCTCCTGATCACCGGTGCCGCCGCTCTCGTCGGCAGCTTCATCCTCCTGGTGAAGTACGCGGAAGACGCGGCACAGGCGTTCAACGACCTGAAGGTATCGCTGTCGGCGACGCGCGGAGACTATGGCGCGGTCGCCGAAACCATCGAGAAGGATTCTCGCCGCATCGCCGCGTCACTGGGCCTGTCGCGCGACGAAGTGACCAAGACCATGGGGTCGATCGCCGCTCTGCCGCTGCCGGCCGGCCTGAACTCCAGCCTGGAGGATCTGACCCGCACCGCGGCGAACCTGGGGACGGTGCTGGGCAGCGGTCTGGCCGGCGGGCTGAAGAGCGTCAGCGCCGCGCTGGAAGACCCCAAGAAAGCCGCCGAGGCGTTCGCCGGCACGGCGACCGGGCTACGCACGCTGAGTGGCGCGTTGCTGCGGAACATCTCGGACCTGCAAAACGCCGGCGACAAGGTCGGAGCCACCAACGTGTTGCTGGTGGCGATGAAGACGTCCGCCGAGATCGCCGAGAAGCAGGGGCTGACGCCGCTGGGGCTGGCGATGCGGCACCTCAACGAGGCATTCGTTGACGGCAGCAAGAACGGCAAGAATTTCTTCAAGGATCTGGGTGAGGGGCTTGGCGGCGCGGTCGCCAAGGCGATCGAGGGTGTCGCTCTTCTCGTTGGCGGCATCAACAAACTTTACGAACTGGCCGGGAAGATCCCTGGCGGCGTGACCACGCTTGGGACGATCCTGTTTCCCTTCGCCGGAGCCGCCACCGCCGCGTTCGGCATCGGCAACGGCATCACTGATTTCTTCAATCCCGGCAACGGCTCGGGCGGGCTGATCACGGGTGCCAAGAACTCGACCGCCGCCGACCTGGCTCTGGTCGAGAAGTGGCGGCAGGATCCGAGGGCGGTGCGGACGGCGGTGTCGCCGGCCAACGCGCTCGGCGTGGGTCAGTTGATCCCCGGCACGGCGGCGGGTGAGGGCGTCAACCCGATGATCCCCACCGAGAACATCAAGGGGATGATGTCGTATCTGCAAAAGATGCTGAATCAGTTTCACGATTTCGATGAGGCGGCGGCGCATTACAACACGGGACCGGCGGGCGGCGGGAAGAGTTCGGCGGCTGGCCAGGATTACCTGCGCGCCATGGCCATATCCAACCCCGGCGGCATGCCGCAAACCACCATCGATTATATCGAATACTGGGGCAAATTCTTCGGTATGTCGCGGGAACAGATCGAACTCGGCAAGCGGATCGCCGCGACCGAGAACGCGGGTATGCAAGGCCCCCGCAGCGTCATGTTCAGGCATATCGATCCAGTGGGGACGGGCGGGTCGTCGGTCACCCCCGACGTTGATCCGAACACCGGCCAGCCGCGCGTGGGCGCGAACAAGGATACCGCCGCCGGCAAGGCGCAGGTCGATGCCTACACCGCCTCCATCGAGGCGCTGAAGGAACAGCAACGCCAACTCAACAAGGCACGCGCGGAAGAAGCGATCACGGCCGACGAACACGCCAAGCGCACGGCGCAGATCACCCTGCTTATCGCCAGGGAAACCGACAAGATGATGGAGGCGAACCGGGCGTCGGTTCAGGGCAACGAGGTAAGCAAGCAGACGACGGCGGCGGACGCGGCGATGTTGCGGAACCGTCAGGAGATGGAGAATCAGCGCCGTAACGATCCGACCATCACCGACGCCCAGGCGGCGGGGCGACTGGCGCAACAGGAAAAGGATCTGGCGAACGCGTACAACCAGACGGTCATTGAACTCGACAAGAAACTCGCCATCGATGACAAAGCCGCCCAGGCCGTGCTGGAGGGCACCGACGCGACGCTGAAACAGGAAGCGGCGCAACTGGCCCTGAACAAGGCCAACGAATCTTTCGTCTCCAACAGCGACGGGCATCGCGACGCGGTGGCCAACCTGACCCAGAAGTATCTGGAAGCCGCCGGCGCGACGCAGAAGATCAACGGGGCCAGGGAGCATATGGCCGCGGTGGACACGACCACCATCCTCAAGGCCGAGAGTGAGGCGCTGCACATGCAGGCCGACGCCGGCGCGCTTTACGTGCAGCACGCCAAGGACATCATCTCGGTCAACAAAGAATATTCGCGCATGTCGCCGGAGTATCGCGCCGACCGGTTGAAGGAGCGCGACGCGCTGGCGCAACTGACTCAGGAACTGAACAACCAGCGCGCCATCGGGCAATATCTCGCCGGCCAGTTCGACACGATGTTCAGCACCATCGGCACCGCCATCACCCAGGCGTTCACGCAGGGTCAGGGCGCGGCGGTGAACTGGGGCAACGTGACCAAGGCGGTCATCACCCAGGTGGAACAGGCGCTGATCCAACTGGCGATCATCAACCCGATCAAACAGATGTTCCTGGGGTCGTCCATCGCGTCGGCCCCGACGATCTTCGATGTGCTGGGCTATTTCGGCAGCGGAGCCACGGGTGGCGTCGGCAACACCGGCTCCGGCGCATCCGCCGGCGGTGCCAGCGGAACCAAGGGCGGTGGCCTTCTTGGCAGTCTCAGCAGCCTCGCCAGCGTGTTCTCCGGGGCCAAGACTGTCGGCGAGTTCACCGGCCTCACCGGGGCCGGCGGCATCTTCAGTTCGACCGGCCTGTTCGGTTCCGCCGGGTCGGTGGCCAACCTGTTCGCCACCCCGGTCTTTGGCTCGGTCAGCGCCACCGCGACGAACACCGCGCTCGCGGGGCTTGGTCCGGGGGTCTACGGCCCCGCCACCGCATCGTCCTACACGGCGGCGGGTGGTGCCATACCATCGACCCTTGGCACGTTCGCCGGTCCCGCCGCTGGCGTGGTCGGCGGCTTCGCGCTGGGCAGTCTGGCGGGTGAGGGCATCCAGGGGATGCGCGGGACCACCGGACCCGCCCCAGAGATCGGCGCGGCCATCGGTGCCGGGATCGGCACCGCGATTGGCGCGATCTTTGGACCCATTGGCGCGCTTCTCGGCGGTCTGGCCGGCGGCTTGCTCGGCGGCGGTGCCGGCGGCTTCATCGGCCCGAAAAAAGCCAGCCCGTTCTCCTCCACGATGCTTGAACTCACCGATGGCCGCGCCGGTCTGGGGCAGACGCTGGGCCAGGGTGTCGATACCGCGGCGGAACGCGCCGCGCTGATGGACGACATCACCAAGCTGAACACCTACCTGGACAACACCGGGCTGAAGCTGACCGGGCTGGGCAAGGTGGCCCAGATCGGCAGCAACACGCCTGGCGGGTTCCAGGATCCGTCGAAGTTCGCCAACCTGGGCACGGCGTTCAGCGAGCTGCGTTTTGGTTCCGCGACCGATACGGATCTGAACAAATACCTGAAGGATCGGTCGTTCAAGGATGACGCCGCGTTCCAGGAAGCGATCAAGGGCTACCGCGATCTGGTGGACAACACGATCCCCGGCCTGATGGCGTTCGGGAAAACGACCGGTAGCGTGAACGATGCGATCAAAGAACTGAACGACGCGTTCAACGCCGGCATCGCCAAGGCGAAAGAATACGGCCTCGCCACCGACGCCCTGTCCAAGGCCCAGGCCGATGGCGAGAAGAAGATCCGCGACCAGGCCAACACCACGATCAGCAACGTCGATTTCCAGTTCCGCATGCGGAAGCGGATCGCCGAGGGCACCAGCGATCCCCAGAGCCTGGAACTGGAGAATTTCGACCAGGGTGCCAAGGAACAGCGCGACGCGTTCAAGGCGCAGATGGTCGGCCTGTTCGGCGACGCGTTCACCAGCACGACCTATTACGCGGACCAAATGAAATTACTGGAGGAGACGCTCGGCGCGGAACGCGCGGCGATCGTCAAGCGCTACGCGGACCAGATCGTGCAGCAAGAAAAACAGATGCGGCAGATCAACGCCAACCTCGATGTCCGCGCGATGAACGCGTCGAGCGCGAGCGCCGTGGACAAGGCGTTGTTCACTTTCGACACGAACGCGCGCCAGGAGCGCGAGTCGTTCGGCGACAGTCTGGCGGGGATTTACGGCGAGGCCTACCGGAAGACGGAGGCCTACGCCAAGGAGATGCAGCGGCTGGAAACCGTGCAGGGCATGGAGCGGGTGGCGATCGTCAAACAGTACGCCGACGCGCTGAAAGAAGCCGAGAAGAACATCATGCGCGGCGACGCCTCGTTCCGGATCAGGATCAACAACGCCACGCCTGGGATCTCCGATCTGGACAAGCGGCTGTATGCCTTCGACATCAACGCGCAAAACGAGCGCGAGGATTACGCCAGAAGCCTGATCAATGTTTACGGCGAGTCCTACGCGACCACCGTCGATTACGCCAACCACATCGCGTTGCTGGAGAAGGCGCTCGGCGCGGAGCGCCTCGCCATCGTCACCGAGTCGAACGACGCCATCGCGCAGCAGACCGAGGCCGCTCAGAACAAGGCGGCGAGCGCCATCCAGTCGCTGGTGAACTACGCGACCGGGCTGCAAACCTCCTCCGCGTCTCCGCTGTCGGCGCAGGATCAGTACACGCTGGCGCGCAACAAATTCAACGCCGTGGCCGGTGCCGCCGCCGCCGGCGATTACAACTCGATCACGCAATTGCAGGGCTTCAGCGACACCTTCCTGAACGCCTCGCGCACCGTCTATGGCTCGGGCGAGGTCTACGCCAGCGACTTCCAGCGGGTGCTGGACGCGTTGAACCAGGTCGCCTCCGTGGCACCGGATACGCTGACCGCGTCGGTGCTGGCGACCGAGACGCGCACGCAAACGGCCGAACTGGTGGCCTCGCTGGCCGACCTCAAGGCGGCGGTCGAGTCAATCACCACGCAACTGCGGCAAAACGCCACAGCCCCAGCCAGGATCGCCGCATGACGAAGATCAGCGAACTCGACCCGCTGCACGAGTTCACGCCGACCCTGGATCTAATCCCGGTTGTTCACGCCGGCAAAACTTATTCAATGCGGGTCAGCGACTTTCAGATATCAGCCGAGGGCAGCACCTTCCTGCCCACCACCGGCGGATATTTGACCGGCCCCCTCTATTTGTACGATCTCCCAACATTTCCCAACGAAGCCGCGACCAAGGGCTACGTCGATAGTCACGTCCAGGCTGGTGGACCCTTCCTGCCCATAAGCGGCGGGCAGATGCTGGGTAATCTGTCCCTGGTGGGCGATCCCCAGGAAAGCCTGGACGCGGCCTCGAAATCCTATGTCGATTCACTGATGGCGGCGACCGCGTCGGGCGGCGTCACGGTCATGGAGTATACCATCAAGACCGTGATCGCCTCTGGCGATCCTGGCACTGGCGCGATCAACTTCAACGTATCCAATCAGAGCGACGCGACGGCGCTCTACATCGATCAGGTCAGCAACGCCGGCCGCGATTGGACACTTTTGTTGATGGCGCTGAAGGTTGGCCAGAAGGTCAGCATCCAGCCGCTCGGCGATCATAACCGTGTCGCGCGTTGGACGATCGCCGCGCCATCGGAAGACATGAGCGGATACACCATCCTGCATGTCACGCCGGTCAGCGCGACCGGCTTTCCGCTGCCGAACAACACCACCGTCGCCATCGCCATTCAGGGCGATACCGTCGCTGAGTTCCTACCGTTATCCGGCGGTACGATGCAGGGCGGGATTTCGTTCGGTCAGCGTTTCGGCGCGAACCTGACGGACCTGACGCAGCACATCTCTTTGTATGACGGCTGGGGCGGTTTCAACGTTACCGGCAACAGCCTCAACATGATCGCCGGTAGCGTGAACGTGTTGTCCTCTGATGGTAGCTGGCTCTACGCGAAGGCACCGATCTACCTGCCGCGCACGCCGATCGACCCATGGGAAGCCGCCCCAAAGAATTACATAGACACCAATTTCGCGCCCATCGCGAACGGTGGGTATGTGATGAAGACCGGCGACCAGATGACCGGTGCGCTTTATATCACCAGCGATACGGATGCGACGATCCGCGTGATCGGCACGGGCGGCGACTGGCCCGCGGTCAAGTGGAACACGACGACGGCGACCAGCGCCGCCGGCTATTTCGAGAGCCAACGCTACGGCAAGCCGCGCTGGAGCATCGAGTTCGGCACTGGCGGCGGCGAGCCGGGTGGCAACGTCGGCACCGACTACATCATGAACCGTTTCGATGATGACGGTAACTGGATCTCGCCGACGCCGCTCGTCATCCGGCGCGGCACGGGTGCCATCGAAACCTACACGCCGCTGTATCTGATGGGCGACCCGACCACGGGTCTGCAAGCCGTGCCGATGCGGTGGGTGACGAACAACTTCGCGCCCATCAAGGACGGCGGGTATGTCGCCAAAACCGGCGATGTAATGACCGGCCCATTATCGATTACCGGCACCGGAACGCTGACGATCACCGGGGAAACCAACGAACTGCCGATGTTGGTGATCGACGCGACCAACACGTTTCTGTCGAACCCGACGATCTACATCGCCAACATGGGGACGAAGAACGAAGGCTGGTGGCCGGGGATCACCTTCGATCACAAGAAGAACGTCGGCCTCGCCAACGCCCTCGCCAGCCAGGTGGACAGCGTCTCGCGCTGGGTGATCGAGTTCGGCGACAGCGCGTATGAGGCGGGTGGCAACACCGGTACCAACTTCACGCTGTTCCGTTGCGCCGACGACGGAGGTTATATCGCCGGTCCCCAGCCGCTGCATATCGAACGCTCCACCGGACAGGTGACCATTGGTGCGACGCACGGCACCTCGCCGCTGACCTTGCTCGACATCGAACAGTGGAACGCGCCGCTCAAGACGCCGCACCCCGATACCATCCTGATGCTGAACGGGAGGGCGACCGGCCCGAACACCAACATCGAGATAGTCACCTACGGCGGCGCGAACATCATTCGCGGCTACGCGGCGGAAGGCTCGCCTGGGGCCGTGAGGGCTACCGGCCAGAACCGCAACATGCTGATCGTCACCGGCAGCGGCTACGATGGAGCGGTCTGGCAGGGCGGGCGCGGGGCCATGTGGTTCACCGCCAGCGAGAACTGGACGCCAACAGCCAACGGCACGCAAATCTCCTGGCGCACCACGCGCAATGGTCAGACCGCCCAGCAAGACTCGATGCTGTTGTCGAACGCCGGGGCACTAAGCCTCGCCTATGGTGGCCTCAGTTTTGGCAACGATACGGTCGGCGCACCCCAGGATACCTCGCGCCACATCAACCTCTACAACGGCTTCGCCGGGTTTAGCGTCACGGGCGGAACACTCAACATCGTATCGGGCTGGGATACGCATTTCGTAAGCACTGACGGAACGGTGTTGTTGCAGCTTAACAACGCTGGCGACCTGGAACTGAAACGCGATCCGGTCTTCCCGATGCACGCCGTCAACCGGGGATGGATCGAAACCAACTATCTGACGACCACACAGGCCGACGCTCGTTTCGTGAATGTAACCGGCGACCAAATGTCTGGTCCATTGGCGATATCGGCGAGCGGGAACGCGTGGTCCTTGTTCGTCGGCGGGAACGTGGGCGGCGCTTTCCCAGCCGCCAACTTTGGCCAGTATATCGGCTACAACGTGACCGGCGGCGGTGAGGCCAGCTTCGTCAATTCATGGGTATCCGCGCAAACCAGTTTTCAGTGGTGGCAGATGAACGCCGCTGGCAACGCGCTCATCTCGCTGGCGACACTGGGACCACAGGGGAATTTCGCCGCCGTTGGCAACATTGATGCTGGCAGCGGCACGACCCGGAATAACAGCATCAGGGTCAACTCAGCGAAGACCAACTGGCCTGACGCCACCAGCGGCGCTGGTTACTCCTGGCTCGCTGGCGGCTCGCAGCGTTGGTTCTTTGGCACTGACGGCTACCCAAACGAAGATGGCTCCGACGTTGGCACCGCGCTGACGCTGCATCGTTACGGCGACGATGGGCGCTACCTTGGCTCCGCGTTCAACGTGGATCGCAAGGTTGGAAAGGTTTACTTCCAGGGCGGCATCTACTTCTGGAACGAGATCGGCGCGGACTTTGGTGGCGCGGTCGGCGCGAACAACTGGGATGTCAGCAAACACATCAGGCTGCACTACGCGGGCTACGGCATCTCGGTCACCAGCAATCGGTTGAACTACGTGGCCCCCGCCAGTAGTCGGCATGAGTTCGTGGTGAACACCGCCGACGTGGCCAACCTGGACGCGACCGGGCTGCACATGAACAACCTGGGCATCAGTCTGGGTGAGTTTCAGGTAGCTGGCGACTATGACCTGTCGAAGCACATCCTGCTTTACGATGGTGCCGGTCAGCACACCTACGGCCTCAACGTCCAATGGAACGGGGTCAACCCGGCGCACTTCAACTACGTCGCCGGATTGGATGGGGTTCACCAGTTCCTGATCCAGGGCACCGGGCTGATCGCCACTTTCCAGCCCGCTGGTCTGCTGATGAACGCGGGAATCAGTTTCGGCGGCGCGATCACCGGGAACAACAACACCGATCTGACGAAGCATATATCGCTCTATCCAAACCACGGTATCAACGTCTCCTACCGTGGCCTGAACGTCGTCGCCGGGTCCACGTTCTTCGTCAACAACGGCGTCACCATCGTCGCGCTCAACGACACGACGGTGACCGTCAATGGCGGCATGACCTTCGGCAACCTCACCACGCCGAGTAGCAGGCCCACCGACCTCACGAGGCATCTGTCGCTGTTTGGTGGCGGGGGCGACGGAAGCTATGGCTTCTCGATCACCGCCAATCGCCTGAACATCGTCAGCCCCGTCTGGACGTATTTCAACAGCGGCGGCAACGACATCGCCCGGTTCGACGCCACCGGTCTGACCTTCGACGGCTTCTACACCGTCACGCTGGGACGCGAGCCGACAGCCGATATGGAAGCGGCGACGAGGAAGTACGCCGATGGGGTGCTGGACCGCGCTGGCGGGCCGTTCCTGCCGCTGACGGCGGGATCTGGGATGGCGCTGACCGGCATGCTTTACCTGCCGCACACGACGCCCACGGTCGATGAACACGCGACGCCGTTGTTCTACGTGCGGAACGCCGATCAGGTCTTGCAGGACCAGATATCGGCGGTCGCCGCCGGTAACCTCGTGTTCTATGGCCAGTTGCACCTGAACGCCGCGGGAACGCGCGACGAGGTGTTCTACAAAACCATGCTGAACCTTCCCAACGGGCCGTTGCCCGACCCGACCACGCTGGTCAAGGGAAGTTACTTCATCGTGGTCGAGGCGGGCATTCCACCAGCCTCTGGAACGCATGTTCCGCCGATGCCAGCGGGCACCTCGCAATACGTGCGCGGCGATTGGTTCATCTCCGATGGCGAGGACTGGATCTTCCTGCCGCTCGGCCTGGTCTACTTCACCGCGTCGGCGGTGGCGGTCGATCCGCCGGTCCAGGGCACCTACAATGTGCAGGACACATTGCAGTGGTTCGACGCCAACGACCTGAAAATCGCTGGCGGAACGATGCAGGGTCATCTCTATCTGGATGGCATTCCCACCACCGGCACCCAGGCGGCGAGCAAGGACTACGTCGATAACAAAGCGTTTCTGAAGCTGACCGGCGGGGTACTGAGCGGAGGACTCAGTTTCGGTTCCGAGGGCGTTCCTAGCGGTAACCCCACCGACCTGTCGCGTCACATCGCGCTGTGGGGCACGTCGCTGGGCTTCTCGGTCACCGGCTACCAACTGAACTACGTGACCGACACGCTCACCAGCCACGTTTTCTACGTTGGTGGCGGCGAATCGATGCGAGTTAATTCCACCGGCCTGAAGATCGGCACGGGAAACATTCTCACGCTCGCGCGCGATCCACAAAATGACTACGAAGCTGCAACGAAGCACTACGTCGATGTGCAGGGCAACGCTTTTCTGAAGCTGACCGGCGGCACGATGCTCGGCGACATTCAGATGTCGGGGTCGTATCAGGTGCGTTTCGGCAACGCCAGCCAGTTCATCGGCGGCGGTCCCGCCGACGCGGCATGGTTCGGCGGCGTCAACTATCACATGGGATCGTGGAACGGCATCGGCATGACGACCTCATGCGGCGGGCAGTTCGTTCCACCCGGCATATACGGCATCGTGTTCGGCACACGCGATGGAAACCTCGACCTGCACGGGCAACTCGCTGTCCATGACAGCCGGAACGCCGTGAAGAGCCAGATCCAGACCATCGGCTTCTTCAACGTGGGCACCGACCAGACCATCGAGGTGAACGGGATATCGATCATCCCGTCGCTCGGGTCCATCGCCAATGGCGGCGGCTCGGTCAACGTGAACGACCGCTTCTATGACGACTACGGCAACATCTACACCGCGCTGGCGACCTCCGGTGGCCAGGTCACCGACCTCCGCATGGACAGCGCGCGGGCGACGATCTGGAACGCCAACGCCAACCCGGTGCCGTTGCACGCCATCGCGCCTTCAATCGCGTTCAACGTCAGCGTCAACATCAACTGGAGAAACCCGAACCGGCTGATGATCCAGCACACCAACGGTGTGGCGGCTCTGTATGGCTACCGCGGCACACAACTGGATGGTGGGATCGGCGGCATCCTGCTTGCCGGTGGCGGTCCCGGCGTCACGGTTGGCGGCACGTTGTGGATGCAGAATGGCCTGGACTTCAACTATGCCGTATCTGGAAATCCGCAGGATACATCTCGCGGTATCACGTTTTTTGGCCCACAGACCGGATCGAACTACGGCATCGTCGTCACCGGCTCGACGCTAAACTACAACGTCTACTCGCCAGACAATAAGCACGACTTCTGGGCGGGCGGAAACTTGCTGTTCCGCATTTGGGGTGGTGACAAGGTCTATTCGTATTTGCCGCTGACCGCGAAAACATATGTGCAGATTGACGGAGTTCCTGGGCCGGGAGCGAACGCGCAACTGGTGCTGAACGCCACATCAGGCGGGTCATCATTTATTTCGGCTTACAATGGCGGTTCCATCCGTTGGCAGATGTTTTTCTCCGACGCGGGCGAAAGCGGCGTGGCGACGGAAAACGGAGGCTCCAACTTCGTCCTCAATGCGTTTCGGAATGACGGAGCGTTCATCGGTCAACCGATGTGGATCACGCGCGGCGGCGATACTTCGTTCACCGGCTACGTCTACGTCGGCAAAGACCCATGGCAACCGACCAGCGCGGTGACGCTGCGCTACCTCCAGGGAAACTACACCACGACCGCCGATGGAGACGCCCGGTGGGTGAACGTCAGCGGCGACGAGATGCACGGGCAGCTTGTCGTGAGCGGCACGCTGTTCGCCAACGGGCGGTTCCTGTTCAACGACTCCAACGGCGGCAATCCATGGCCCGCGGCGGGGGCCGGATATCTCGGCTGGAACAGTCTGGGTTGGTGCGGCGAGGTGGACTTCGTCAACGGCTGTGACTGGGTGCCGAATGGCGCGGGCTTCGATTGGAAGCAGATCGTCTCGGGTGGCGGCATGGCCACGCTGGCGACCCTTCGCGCGGACGCGATTCTGCGGCTTTATGGGCTTGGCGTCGGCTATCCCGGTCTTCCAGGCGGTGGCAACACCATCGGCTTTGTCTGGACCGGCAGCAACGCCGCCAGGATGTTCGTGGATGGTAGCGACGTAGGGCTTCTGGCTGGGCAAGGCTGGGTCGATGGTAATTACCTGAAACTATCGGGCGGGACGGTTACAGGCGTAACTACCTTTAACGCCACGACGTTCTTCTCACCCGCTATCGTGGTGAGCAACGGCGCGTCGAATTTTCAGGTTCTCCCAAGCCTCGCTGGCGGCTCCTACAACGGGATCGTGCAGACCGGTGATGTGGTTCTGCTCGCGGCTGGTCCAGCGAATGATCTGAACGCGCTCACGCTCACGGCATGGAGTAATTACCCTATCGGCATTCGCATCGATGCCGTGGCGAAAAGCATAAACATGCGGGCCGACAACGGAATCACGGCCAACAATACCCTGTACATCGCCAACAATCAGAACCTCCAGTTCAACGACCCATTCGGAACTGGTGTACGAATGATTATCGGCGGCGACAAGCATTTCGGCGTCTATTCCAATGATACCGATGGCGGCGTCATAGCGGTCTGGGATTTCTATTCGCGCACGACCAACCCGGCGCAGAACTTTTGGCTGGAGACGTGGTTCCAGCGGATGACGCACCACGGCAGCGGGCTGTCATGGTCTGGTGGCGATTACCGGCAAGGTTCCGTCTACACTGATGGCAACTGGGGAACCTTGATCAGGGGCCTCCCAGGCAACATCGCGGATGTCGCTTTCGCTGATCGAGACGGCAACATTCCGCTTCGCATCGTGTTCGGCAATCAGGTGAAACTGGCGGGGCCGACCGCCTTTGTATCCGCTGACACACTCACCCTTGGCCGCGATCCATCGGCGGCGATGGAAGCGGTTCCGAGACAATATGTCGAAGCCAACTTCGCGCCAAAAATTGGCGGTGGCTATGTCGCGAAATCCGGCGATGTGATGAGTGGGGGCCTTGGATTTGGCCAGGTCAACGTACAACCGACCGACACCTCGCACCACATCAGGCTGTACGACGGGGGCGTGGGGAACCACTATGGCTTCAGTGTGTCATGGGACGGTGTCTCCATCGCGCGCCTGAATTATGTCGTGACAGAACCAGGCCATACCTATCACGCATTCTGGAACGGGACTTTAGAAACTCTTCGTATCGGCCCGAACGGTGTGGATATCCGGTCGCCCGACACATCGGATATGGGTCAACTTCAGTTGCGCCCCAGCAACTGGGGTAGCAAGCTGTCGAGCAAGCTGCGCTTCTATGGCTCGTTTGATTATGCCGGGGGCGACTACGGCCCGCGCATGGTCGCCTCGCTGCGCGGCGGTTACGAGGGCGGCGCGTGGTATAACGAACATCTCGATGTCTGGATCACGAACCAGGTGATCACTGGTCTGGACACCGACGCCATGCAGACCAGGGTCGCGCGCTTCACGGCGGGGATGGTCACAATAGACCGAGACCTCACGGTCACCGGGCATGCCGGGTTCCGCTCTGGCATCGACTTCAACCCAAATGTCGTCACCAACTCGACCGACCTGTCAAAGCATGTTGACCTGTATGCCGGGGTTTATGGGTTCTCAGTAAGTAATGACGGAGCGACGAACCACGTCAGCGGCGGGTTCCACAACTTCTATGTCGGCGGCGGGGGTTCGGTCGCCACATTCACATCTGCACTCGCGACCATTAAAACAAACCTTCAAGCGAACGGAATTATTTCAATTCCGAATGGCGGCATTGATCTCGTCAATGGCGTGTCAGGCCCGTATGACAGTTCACGCGGCATCACGTTCTGGGGTTCTCCGACCGGACCTAATTACAGCATCGTCGTCAGTGGCAGCACGTTGAATTACAATGTCAACAACGTCGTTGATCATCATGACTTCAATAGTGGTCAGGCGCTGCGGTTTCGCATAAGCGATACGATCACCTCGTATATGCCGATGATCGTGAACGGCAACCTAAGTGTATCCGCCGGCTCACTGGCGGTCAGCTATGATGTTACGTTCGGATTTAATGGTGCCGGATACTCGGCCATTTATATGAACGCCGCGCCGAACACCAACCGCATCACGTACTACCAGTCGAACGGCAAGACGCGCTGGCTCTATGGCACGGGTGCCGGGGCCGAGAGCGGCGGCAACGTGGGATCGGACTTCTTCCTCGCCGCCTATAACGATGCTGGCACGGCGATACACACCTCGCTGTATTTCTCTCGCGCCACCGGCCTGGGGACCGTGGAGGGCGATCCAACCGCGCCGCTTGGAATCGCGACGAAGCAATATACCGACAACAAGTTCGTTGCCATTTCAGGAGGGAATTACGTCAAAAAAGACGGCGACACGATGACCGGATCACTGACCGTGAACCCCGATATCACCGCGTCTGGGGCGATGTATGCCGGGGTATTCTCGTCTGTTCAGGCCAATGGCTATCCGCAATTCCGTTGGACGAATACGGCGGCGGGGGTGAACCTAAAGAAGCTGGTCGCCTTCATAAGTCCGGCCGGCGACTTCACGATGCAATTTGAGAATGACGCCAGCAGTCAGGCGGCTGCGTTCCTTCAGGCGACGCGCAGCGGCTACGCCGTGGCGACGGTGACGTTGACCGCGCCTAACATTTATCTGAGCGGCGTCACGCGCGCGAACGACATCTACAGCCCGGTCTACAGGTTCACCAACACGGGCGGCTACATCTACGGCGACACCAACGTCACCCAGTTCATTCAGGACAGTGGCATGTGGCGCTGGGAATATGCCAGAGCCACGGGCCAACTGACGTGGATGCAGGGCGGCACCAACCTGACCTTGTTTCAGGTCACTCCGAATGGCGCGCTTTGGAACAACGATTATCACTCGGTCGGCGGCAACGGAATCATCTACCGGGGCTTCACCGGCAACGCCATCGCGTTCAACTGGGATAGCGCGAACACTTGCATCAACCAATACATCGACGGCTCATGGCAAGGGACCGTCGCCACACGGGGCTGGGCCGGTGCCACTTTCAAAGGCATCGGCGCATACACGCCAAATCAGGTCGTCGATTACGGTTCCGGTCCTGTTTTTGGTGGCGTGACGATCACGGGTGACGCCGTCACGCACAACGTCTTTTGCGACGGCAGTGTCGGCATCAAGTATCGGGCTTACTCCAACGTATTCACCGCGTTCGGTTGGAATGGCCGCGTGCAATGCTGGCTCGATGGCGGTGGGGCGTACGTCGAACTGCGCGACACACGCGATTACATACCAAACCAGAACGTTGATGTCAGTGCCGGTCCTACTTTCAGCATCGTCTGGCTCAATAATAACGGCATCGTCTACTCACCCTGGAACGGTTCCGCCGTCGCCCTCCCGTGGGACGGTTATAGCCTCAGTTTTAAGCTGGACGGAGGTGACCGTGGACGGCTTCTCAGGTCGTTTGATACCGGGGGCGGCTGGACCGGTTGTCATCAGTTGATGCTAAACGGTAACGGAACCTGTGGCATCTGGTGGCCTGACAATAACTTCGCGGGTTGGACAATCGTCTGGTCCGACCGTCGCCTGAAAAGCAACATCCGGCCCGCCACCATCGACGCGCTTGGCCTGATCAACAGACTGACGGTCCACGAACTCGATCTTCTGCCGCCGGTCCCTCACGCCGTCAGCCAGCACTGGGATTGCGCGCTGATCGCCGACGAGGTGGAAGAGGTCATTCCACTCGCCGTCGTCAACTACGAAGAAGGCGAAGGATACGCGCAGATCAGGGAAATGCCGCTGATCGCGACGATGGCACGCGCTATTCAGCAGTTGACGGAACAGAATGTCGCGCTCATGGCGCGCATGGAACAACTTGAACAGAGGATGCACTGACATGGCCGCGATTATCATTCCGAACAGCACGACATTTGGGCAGATGACCAACAGTGTCGTCTCCCGGCTGGCGGGCCTCAACACCACCGTGGTGCGGCTCAACGAGGCCGTGGCGACCGCCTCGACTGGTTTCATGGGGACGGCGGGGACCGAGTTCGAAGCCGCCAGCGGCGGCATGGGGATGCCCTACACGCAGAACAATTTCGGCGTGCAGCCAGACGCCACCACGCCCGGTTTGAACGGCACCGCCTACGCCGAGGCCGTGCAGGCCCTGGCCGTGCAGTGGGAAGCGTTCTGGGCGCTGGCCGCGCCGATCATCAAGACCCTCGACAACGGCCAGGCGGCGATGTGATGGGAGATACCGTATCCGGTGGGGGACCGCCCCCTCCCGCTCCGAACGCCAATCCGGACTGCCCGCACAAGCCGGATTATAGCCAGTGCCGGGTGACGCGAACGGCGAGCGTGGTCGAGCCGGTCATCGCCTGGGAGCCGATCTATGACGGCACCGGGCGGATGACCAACAGCGATCCGAACACGCATGTGTCCACGTTTACCTGCGCCACCTGTTCGCAGATGTGGGAAGCCTCCCAGGTCGCCGGTCAGGCGGTGCGACACAAGAAGCTGCCCGACAAGATCTGATATCGGCGGTCGTTCTCGATTGAGATGGGGCACACCATGCGATGCTATGGATTTTTGGCGGTCCTTACGCGATCAGAATGGAAGAGAACGGGGAGGACGCGCTGACCATGGAAGACAGCATCACCCCGATCGAGATCGAGCATTACGATGATATCCCAGGACCGGACATCCGGTTTCTGGTGGTGGAACTCGATGTCTATCGGCCGGGTGGCGTCGTCACGGTGACCACCGCCGAGGGTCACCTGACGCATCCGCATCTGGCGCTGGCGATGACGGAAGATCCGGCCGAGGTGTCCGCGCGCCTTCTCGCGTCCGACCTGGGCTACCGCACGCTGGCGACCGATCCGGGTGGGATCGTTCCCTACGCACCCGTATTGGATCAGGCGTTCCAGGTAGACAACAAGGTCAATCTCGACATGGCGGCGTCCGGTGTCGGCGCGGCCTGGGGCACGATCGTGTTGTCCAACGCCGACGATCAGTATGACGAGATCGCCGGCACCTATAACTGCGACGGCCGCAACGTGCGGATCCTGACCGGGGTGAAAACCTGGGACAGCCCGCGCCAGTATCATCGCGACCCGCCCTACGCCTCGCTGCATTTCATGTGGGCCGGCGTGGCGACGCCGTGGTTCCTCTCCGACACCGCGCTGACCATCCCCGTGCGCGACGCCACGTACTGGTTGGACCGGCCGTATCAGAATTCCCTGTATTCCGGCACCGGAACCTATTTCGGCACGCCCACCCTGTCTGGCAAACCGCTGCCGCGGGTGCGCGGTGGCACCACCGCCAACCCGGTGCAGAACGTCACGCCGGTGCTGGTCGATCCGATCAACAGGATTTACCAGTACACCGATGGTCCTGGCACCATCGTGCATCTCTATGAGGGCGGCGCGGAGGTCATCACTTATGCTGGTGACACCAACAACCTCTACGTCGGCGGAACCCAGCAAGGCCGTTACCGCAGCGACAACTCGCGTGGCATGTTCCAGCTTGGCAGCAACCCGGTCCACGCGATTACCTGCGACGTGACCGGGCAATTTCCGCTGTCGGGCAATGTCACCACGTTCAGCCAGATCGCGCGCTGCATCCTGACCGAGGATCTGTTGCTGCCGGCGGACCTGATCGACATCGGCTCGTTCAACGCGGTCGATGCGTACTGGCCCTACATCGCCGGCGGCTACTACGGCTCCGACGCGGCGGTCACCGGCGTCGATGTGCTGACCGCGATGCTCTCGGGACCGGGCTGCAAACTGATCTCCAAACGCGACGGCCGGCTCGGGTTGTTCATGCTGCGCGCGCTGCCGGAGAACTATCACTCCGACATCATCTTCGACCTGTCGAACATCGTGCAGATCGAGCCGATCCCGCTGCCTTCCTCGCTCGACCCGCCGCCGTATCGTATCCGTTCCGAGTTCGCGCATAACTTCACCGTGCAGACGAGCGACATGAACACCGCGTCGATGTCGGCCGCGCACAAGCAATTTGTCGAGATGACCGGCAGCTACGCCTACTGGTCATCGACGGCGGTGCTGACCGCCTTCCGCCGGCCGAACGACCCGCCGCCGATCACCGGGACGCTTCTGCGGCAGGAAGACGCCCAGGCGGTGGTGAACGACCTGGGCGCGCTGTGGGGCGTGCGTAGGCGGCTCTACGATGTCACGGTGCCGGCGTTCACCGGCGTGGCGCTCGACATCGGCCACGTCGTCTCGATCATCTATCCCATGGATGATCTGGTGCATGGCCGGGTCGGGCAGATCGTTGGATACTCGTTCCGTTCACCCGACGCCGCCGTCACCGTGAGGGTTCTGATCTGATGGGCAACACCGTTCTGGGCCTGAAGAACCTGATCAAGAGCGGCTCGCTCGTCGCCGGCTCGTCGGTGCCGACGATGCCGATCACCAATCTCCAGACCGATTCGGGCGCGCCCTCGATGGCGTGGCAGACCGTGTCTGGGGTGCTGACCCCCGCCGCCGGCGCGACTTTTCGGGTCACCGACGCGCGGCAGATGTGGCGGCTGTTCGGATTGTTCCGGACCAACCTGTCGCAGACCGCCTCGATCACTTTCAGCTTGTTCATCAACCCGTCGAACCTGATCTGGAGCGGCACGGTGACGGGGCCGCAACCGGGCTACGCCCAGGTCGTCGCCGTGGCACCACAGGACATCTACGCTGATTATTGCGTGGTCGATATCACCGACACGGCGAACACCGATAATTTCATCAACGTACCGTTGGCCTACGCGGGACCGGCGTGGATCCCCAGGCTTGGCTTTACCTGGAATTCCACTTACGGCCGAGACAGCACCGTCGATGAAATGGTCAGTCGTGGTGGGCAGGAATATCCCACCTACAGGTTTCAGCAACGCCGATGGGAAGCCGCCTTCGACGCGATCTCGGACAGTGAACTGTGGACCGAGGCGCAGAACCTCGACCGAACATCACGCTATGGCGGCAACATCCTGTTCGTTCCGGATCTGGGATCGATCACCGCGTCGAACGAAGCGGTGTTCGGCCGTGTGACGGTGACGGCGGATGTGTCTTACATCGCCGGCTTTCATGATCGGCACGCCTGGAAATTCAGGATCAAGGAGCGCCTCTGAATGCTCGGCAACCTCATCCTCGAAACATGCAACGCGCCGGGGACGGCGGCGGACTGCAATCTGTTGGGCGCGACCTCCGGCCGTCTGCCGTTCAGCTTCTGGTTCACATCGGGCACGCAATGTTTTTACTGCATGTCGGACGGCTCGCAGATGGAATGGGGCATCGGCACTTTCACCGCCGGATCGCCCAACAAACTCAACCGCACCATCGTGCTGAAGAATTCCGCCAACTCCACCGCGCGCCTGAATTTCCTTGGCACCACCAACGTCTACAATGAAACGCCGGCGGAACGGGAACTCTGGGTCGATAACAACGGCAACGTCAGTGTTCCCGGCTCGATGGTGGCCGGGGGTTTCAACGCGTACAAGGCTGGCGGCGCGGTGATGACGCTGACCGATCCATCCGCCGCGGTGAACGCCAAATACTGGGACTTCCTGTCTCAGGCGGGAAACTTCGTCGGTCGCGCGGTCAACGATGTTTACAACGCGGCGACCAACTGGCTGACCGTCACGCGCTCGGGCACGACGGTGACCGGCATCACCCTGGCGGCGACCAACCTCGCGCTGAACGGTGCCACCGTCGTCAACGGCTCACTGAATATCACCGGCGCTTTTACCTTCGCGCAGAGCGTCAACACCGCCAATGGGATCACCGCCGGATATCTCCAAAGTACGGGAGATATGAACGTCGCTCGCAATTTCGCGGCTGGCAACAACGTCTGGTGCGTTTCCCTTAACACCGGGACACTGAATGTTTCGGGTAACGCCGGCATCGTCGGAAATCTTGGTGCCGCCTACCTCAACAGTTCCGGCAGCGTTGATGGCGGCTATCTCTACAGTCGCGGTGACGGGTCGGCGGCTGGCACTTTCACCGCCGCCAACCTCACCGCCAACAACGCTCTGAACGTCGGTGGTACCGCCAACATCAGCGGCATCCTCACCACCGGCACGCGCATCAGGATCGGCGTCGGCGACAACGGCTTCCAGGCCAATACACATAACTATTACGTAACGATCAATGGCAGCATCGAGTTCGCCTACGCCGCCAACTTCATCGTCAGCGGCGGCGGGCGCGGGGCCTACGGCTTTGAATGGTACTGGGGCACCGGGCGGATCGCCGAGATGGATACCGGTGGCAGTCTCTCGCTGCGTGGCAACATCACCACCGGCAACACGGGATACTTTGGCGCGCTGCAATCCAGCACCGGATTGTTCCAGGTCGGGCCGGGATATTATCTGCAACGCGGCGGTGATGGGCACTGGCGCTTTGTCGAGGCCAACACTGAAAACTTTCGGGTCGGCACCGATGGGAATATCTATCCGCGCTCCGGCCTGATCACCCAGAACCTTCTCCTCTATGGCGACTCGGACTGCCGCGGGCGGGCCTACGCCGCTGATCAGAACATGTGGATGGGCTACGGCGGCAATGGCCGCGTCATGCAGTTCAATCCTGGAGCCTACTGGGAATGGGGCGGCGACTGGGCGCTGCAATACTATCGGGCCGACAGGGGTCCGCACTTCATCATGCGGAACGACGGCTGGGTCGAGAACCGCCTGGGCGGCGGCGGGGGACAGGATCTCTGGTACAGAATCAGCGACATCCGGACCAAGGAAAACGTCGTCAGGGCAACCGCCGGTCTGGCCGAGATCCTCCAGTTGAAACCGATCCGCTACACGCGGATCAAACGCGCGATCGGCGACGAGACGAACGAGCATCGAATCCCCCAGGTCGGCTTCAGCGCCCAGCAGATCCGCCCCTTCATTCCGGAAGCGGTGCGGGCTTTCCCGGACTCGGACAAACCGGATGATCCGGAACCGCTCCTGGCGGTGGCTGATGGGCCGATCGTGGCGGCGCTGGTGAACGCCTTCCGCGAACTGCACGACCTGCTAAACGAGACACGCGAACAACTCGGTGTCGCCACCCGGCGCATCATTCAACTGGAGAGCCGCGCCGCGGCTTCGCCGGCAACCTGAAGGAGAAGACCATGGAACTCACCGACAAAGTAGCGATCACCCTGGAAGCCGGCATGTGGAACGGGGTGCTGGACGCGCTGCACAGCGCACCCTACCGCCAGGCCGCGCCGGTCATCGCCGAGATCATGCGACAGGTGCAGGATGTCGAGATGAAACGCCAGATGGCGTCACGCGATGCCCCGGTCGAGGGTCAGGTGATCCCGCCGACAGCGAACGGAGCCGCGCACGCGCCATGATCAAGAACAACCCCGTCATCGACATCAGTCACTGGAATGAAGTGACCGACTGGAACGCCATCAAGGCCTCCGGCGTGATCGGTGTGATCCATAAGTTTTCCCAGGGCACCGGCTATCGGGATCCGATGTTCGACGCCGCGCGCGAGGGCTGTAAGAAGGCGGGGTTGTTGTTTGGTCGTTATCATTTCGCCGAGGGATCGGATGTCATGGCCCAGGTGCGTAACTTCCTGGCCGACTTCGCGGACGGTGAACTCCTGGCGCTCGACTGGGAAGACAATACCAGCAACTCCACCGGAACGATGTCGCTGTCCCAGGCCGTGACGTTCGTGGAAGAGGTTCACGGGCTGACCGGGCAGATACCGGTCCTCTACTCGGGTCATGTGGTCAAGGAAGCGCTGGGGGCACCCAACGCGACCTTGTCCAAATGCCGGCTCTGGCTGGCGCAGTATGCCAGCCAACCGGAATGCCCACCCGGCTGGGACAAGCCCTGGCTGTGGCAATGGACCGATGAGGGTCATGTGCCGGGGGTCGCCGGCAACGTCGATATGGACGCCTTCGAAGGATCCGAGGCGACGCTTGAGGCGGAATGGTGCGGCGAGCGTCCGCTCCTGGTATCGGAACGGCCGGCGCGGCCGGCGCTGCCAGCGCGGCCGGAGCGGCACCCGCGTCCTCCCACGCGCATGGAGGAGGCTTACGACTTCATCTCGCTGGTCGTGCCGGGATCGGTCAAGGAAGGCATGCTGACCATACGGGTGCCGGCGGGCGCGGGGCTGATGATCCACACGACGGGCAACCCCCGCGACATTGTCGTAACGTAACAAGGAGAACTCAAATGGATCAGGCCAAAGGCGTCATCGACCGCGCCTTGGCCTTCATCGGCGACAAACCGTGGAAAGCCGCTTTCGTTGTTATAGCGTTTCTTATATGCGGCAGCGCCTGGGTTTTATATGAGAAGCGTGATGAAATCATCGAGGCATGGTTGACGCCATCGGCACCGGAACTGCGGAACGATCTGGTGCCCGAGGCGCTCGACAAGCTGATCACTGAAACGAGCGCCGACATCGTGCAAATCTGGGCCGTCGATCTCGCTTCCAACTCGCAATGGTTTCTCGCCGCGCGTCGCGCGGATGGCGAGCGTCCGGTGATCCCGCCGCCACGCAGACTGCCGATCATCGTTCACACCAGCGACGTGCGGGCGCTGATAGATGTGATGGAAGGGCACCCGACCTGCGTCGATCTGGAAAAGACCGGATCACCGTTGGCGCGTCGGCTGGCCGACCGGGGCATGCATCGTGGCTGCGCCGTTCCCATTCCCCCGAATCCGGAAAGCTTCGTCGGCGTGATCTACCTGGCCTGGACGAAAGATACCGTGCCAGACGAATCGCAGCAGAAGGTAGCGGTCGGCGCGGCACGCGAGGTCGCCAAGAAACTCGCCACGCACTGAGGAGGCACCATGATCATCGCGAGCGATCCCCATGAAGCGCTTGGTTGCGTGGTCGATAACGGCCACTGCATGCGCCACGTTCAGGAGTGCCATGGCGTGCCGCACTCATCGGCGCTGCGGCGCGGAGCCAGGGTGGGTCCGGACACGCCGCCGGGAGCCATCATCGCCACCTTCAACGCCGCCGGCCGCTACGCCAACAGGACGGACGGCTCATCGCACATCGCCGTGTTCCTGGCCTGGAACGAGGATGGGTCGATCGACGTGGTCGATCAGTGGCGGGGTCAGCCGGTGCATGAGCGAACGATCCGCGACAAGGCCGGCGCGGGCACGGCGAATAACGACGCGTCGCGGTACTTCGTCGTTGAAACGGCCTGAGAGGGGATCGCCATGCCACGCAACGTTCTCGTATTCATTGTCCTGATCGTGCTGCTGATCGCGGTGCTGCCGTCCTGGCCGTATAGCGCGTCCTGGGGCTACGCCCCGACCGGCGTCCTCTCGACGGTGCTAATTATCGTGCTGATTCTGGTCCTGCTTGGCATGCTCTAGCGCGGTCGCCCCCGCGACCGCACACACCCGTTCCACCTCTACCCCGGAGCCTTGGCTCCGGGGTTTTTTATTGTCCGCTTCATCGACGGGACCGAGGCACTCGCAACTCGTGAGGTGCAGCATCAGGCCTTATCTCCATCGGGCTTCCAGAATTCCATCTGGCTTTCGAGTTGTTCGCGTATGTCGGCCAGCGTCTCCTTGGCCGAACGGATGCGGGCCTTCATGTCGTACATCTCCAGGATGATGCGGTGGAACGCTTCAGTGGTCCGCTCGCGCTCAGTGGGATCGGCGATGCGCGCGAGCGCGACCTGAACCATTCCCATGTCGTCCCTGATGGTCATGCGCGCTCTCCCGGTGGCCATGGTTCAAGCCGATCGACCCAACCAAATGTCTCGCCCTCCGGACGCGGCCCGCCGCCATCCCAGGCCAGGGCGTAAAGCAAGGCGAGGTTCCCCTCCGGGTTGGTCACGATGGCGGCGCGGATGTCGCGCAGTTCCTCCCGCCAGCCTTCCGACCATCGGTCGAGAGCGTCGATCTGGCAGTCCAGCGCGACCTTCAGATACTGGTGCGCGAGCCGATCGCCGTTGGGCGTCTCCCAGTCCAACGGCTCACCGTTGACCTCTTCGTACAGCGCGAACACCTCGTTGGCGAACAGGCGGGTTCGGTCTTTGTTGGGGTCTGGGAACACCTCGACCGATTGGTTTTTGACCCAGACGAACGAGCGCATCATGGCACCAGGCTCTCGCCGGGGCCTTCAATGCGCCAGCCGTTATTGCCGTGGATGACGACATTGTGCGGGATCTCGCGGTTCTGTCGGTCGCGCAGACTACCTTTGATCCAACAGCGTTCCTCGACGTGCCATTCCCAGCATACGCGGATGTCGGGCAGGACCGGCGGGCCACCGTAGCCAGGGGCATGATCGACCTCCCGGCGGGTGATCCACCAGAAGCCGCGCACGGTGGGGTCCGGTGGCTCGATCCACCCGGTTGGCCTGTCGGTCATGGTTGCTCTCCCCTCACGAAGTCAGGCCCCGGCGCGTATTCCAGGGTCAGGCTGTCATGGTCGTCGCCGCGCAAAACCCTGACGGTGCCGTCTTCGAACATCACCACGGTATGCGCGGAGATCGCCGGGTTATCCGTGGCGTCGATGATGGTGCGCCACGCGGGACCGTCCGCGCGTAGCCGCACGATGCCGCCGCGGGCGATGTAGCGATTGATCTGATCGGCGCGGCTCATCGCTTGTCCTCTATGTGTGCCTTCAGCAACGAGTAGCTGTGAACCCACTTGTGGAGCGCCAGCCAGGTATCCGGCTCCATGGCGACGCGGTGATCGCCCTCTGGACGTGGCGCGCGCAACCAGACGCGGAAGCCGTCGAAGGATGCGTACAGACCATCGCCGAGGTAGGTTTCCGCGTCGCGCTCGGGCAGTCGTTCGTCGGTCATGACTGGTTTTCCTCCGGTATGAATGAGACGGTGTCGGTATCGCTGCTATCGAAGCACCGTTGAAAGGCGCGCCACTCGACTTCGCGGAACACCAGTTCGCCGTTCATCGCGAAGCCGCCACCCTCGATGGCGGCGGCGAACACACGCGCGTGGACGTGGTTGCCCTGGCGTTTCCAACGCACGCGGAAGTGGCTCACGTCGCCACCGTCAGCATCCAGATGATGACGGAGCCGGCGGTCAACGCGACCAGCATCGTGTCGGGCAGCGCGGCCAGGAAGGCCTCCAGGCGCACGACGCGCCGGCGTTGGTGGTGACGGTGCCAGGCGAGAGGATGGTTCAGCATCGGGTTTCCCTTTCATATGCCGGCGGCTCTTCGCATCGATCTGGACTGGTCGTCAAGTGGGATATTTCCCCTCTGCTGTTGACCCGTTGAAATAATCGTGTAGGGATATCGCCCATGTATGAGATCATGGAAAAAGAGTTGTTGCGAGCCATTGAGTCTTATCTCCGAGAAACCGGAGAGGCGAGTACGGCGTTTGGCAAGCGCGTGGCCGGCGATTCCCATTTGGTCCTGGATCTCCGTAATGGTCGGAGCGTCGGGATGAAGATGCGGCGCAGGATCGAGGCGGCGCTGATCACCACGCAAAGGAAAAGGGCATCATGAGCGAAGTAAAGACAAGGCAACCGCGCGCCAAAAAGGCGGCGGCGTCGGCCGCGCCGGCCGCGCCGGCCGTGACGCTGGACATCAAGGTCACCAATCGCGCGTTTGGTGAAACCTTGACCCGCGCCAGGGATCTGATCGCGCGGGCCACCGTGTTGCCAATTTTGAAATGCGTGGCGCTGACCGTGGGCGGCGGCTCCATGACGGTCGAGTCCAGCAACCTGGAACAGGCGTTGCGCCAGACCACGCCGATCGCCGGCATGGGATCGGGTGGCGGCTGCGTGGACGCGGAGCGCCTGTCGGCCGTGATCGCGCGTCTGCCGCCCGATGAGGAGACGACGCTGGAATTCTCGCCGGCGGCGCTGCTGATCCGCTGTGGCGCGGTGAAGGTCACGCTGACCTCGTGGCCGCTCTCCGACTTCCCGGTGTTCGCGGTGCGTGACGAGAGGCGCACCGCTTTCGCCATGAGCGCGGCGACATTGGTGACGGCGCTGCGGCGGGTGTCCTGGGCCATGTCGGAGGAACAGACGCGGTTCTATCTCTGTGGTGTCTCCCTGAACGTGGCCGGCGAGGGCGAGGCGGCGCGGCTGCGCGCGTGCGCGACCAATGGCAACGACATGGCGTTGGCGCGCATGCCCTTGCCGGAGGGCGCTGACGGCATGCCGGCCATCATCGTTCCGTCCCCGGCGGTCGAGGAACTGGAGAAGGTGCTGAAGAACGCCGACATCGTGGACCTGACGATCAGTGAGGCGGCGCTGGTCGCCGAGATCGGCGGCACGGTGTTCCTGACCAAACTGATCGCGGCCTCGTTCCCGAATTATGACCGCATCATCCCGGAGCCGGCGGGTCGCAAATTCTCCGTCGCCGGAGCCGAACTGGTTCGCGTCACCCGGTTGGCGTCGCTGTTTTCGAAAAGCGAGAAGGTGAAGCCGTGGGCACGGCTGAATCTGTCGGCCGAACGCGCGGTGGTTTTCGCCGGCGAAGGCAACGACCGGGTGGTCAGCGAACTGGCCGCGGAGACATTCTCCTTTGAAGGTGAGAAGCTGGACATCGTCGCCACCGCGTTCGCGCTGCTTGAGACGGCGAGCCGGGTGCGGGACAGGATCGCCCTGCACATGACGGCGGAAGACGCGCCCATCCTTATCCTGGATGAGAGCGATCCAGAGGTGCTTTGCATGACCAGTCCGGTGAGGGGTTGATGAAGAATGAAGAAGCCCAGGAGCGGCGCGACGATATCGGAGATCCGGCGGTTGATCAGGATGATAGAGGAGCAGGGACCGGACACCAACGAGCCAAGGGACTTTCCAAGGCCGTACGAGAAAGCGATCCTGATCGAGGCGTTGGATCTGCTGGCAGATATGATCGAGCGGGAACGTGGCGTCCGCATAAAGGCCGCGGATCAGGGAGTTACCGTCCGCTCATTCCCCAGGTGATGGTCCGAGTCTGCCGCCAGATGGCGGTGGATTTGCGCGCGGAGCATGCCATGGGCGAGCCAGGGATTACTCTGACCGGCGAGACGTTCGGCGTCATCACCCGCGAGGAAGCGGCGATCCGGATGGACGCCCAGGCGGATCGCTGGGAACTTGAGATCAGGACCGGCGAGTTGAACCTGTATGATCGTAAGCTGATGGGGGCGGCTCCGCGATGAAGTGGCGGCTGAAGCGCACGCGTCAATGCGTCGCATGTCCATGGCGGGTGGCGACGGACCCGGCGCGCGACATTCCGAATGGTTACGATGCCGAGAAACATCGGGCGCTGGCCTTGACCATCGCCACGCCGGGTAGCTGGGTGGATAATCTCCACGTCATGGCGTGCCACGAAACGGAGGACAGCCACTGCATCGGCTGGCTGGTGAACCAGTTAGGACCAGGCAACAACATCCCTCTGCGGATCAGGATACGCGACTGCGAGAATGCCGGGAACATCCGGTTGCGCGGCAAACAGCACGGGACATTTGAGGATACGTTACCAGAATGATATGCGCGCGGCCAGGATGCGGACGTGAGATTCCAACGGGACCGGGTCACAAGGAAATGGCGCATAAGCGATATTGCTCGCAGGACTGCCAGCAGAAATTCAATCGCGGCAAAGCCGACAGAGAGCGGCGCATGGCGTGGCATCTGTTCCGATATATGCAACGGAATTCGCCAAAGGCGCTGGCGAAACTGATGGCCTGGATGAACGAGGAGAAGGAACGGAATGCACGATCCAATGGAGCGTCCGAAAGAGCGGGCCTGGCATCCGGCGGCGCTGGAATTGCTGGACCGGCTGGTGCTGTCAAATATGTACATCGGGGCGATCAGGGGCCGGATGCGTAGCGTCCTGGGCTGGTATCCAAGCGAGCATGAGGTGCTGTGGCAAGCCGGCCGCTGGAATCGCTCGCCGCCGCCGCCGGCGGAACGACCAGCGAAACCGATGCCGGCACCGGATCGGCCGCGGCTGGGCAAGGGTGGTTTTACCATGCTGGGAGGACGCGCGCGGTGACCACCTGGTGGCGGGCCGATGGGTTCCCGATCGTCCTGATCCGAGACGCGGCCTACATGTGGCGGCTGCACGACAAGTTGCGGAAACGCATGCCGGTCTGGGTGATCTACAGGCCGACGACGCGCGAATATCCAGGCCTGTGGGTGACCCGAATGCATGTCATCCTGCCCGAGGCGCGGCCCACGCGGTTCGTCATGAGCCATGACACGCTGGAGGAGTTGCGGACCTTGCTGCCGCCGGGTCTGGTCAAAGCCGCCGCCGATCCACGCGACGTGCCAGAGATACAGGAGACGTGGTTGTGATATGCTCGGCTGGCGTTGACCGCGACGGGTTCCAACTGTCGGGCGGCGGAACCCCGTGAGCGGCCCTCACTGGTCCGACGCACCGCCCGACCGGGTGCTGACGATGCGCCGCGGGCCATCGACCAATGCCTTGTGGATACGAGGTAACGGGCGGGCGCGGGTGCGTAGCCCAGACTACGTCAAATGGATCAACGAGGCGGGTTGGGAGATCAAGATGCAGATGGTCGGCATGCCCATCGTGGCGTGCCGGTTTAACTGCGTCATCGAGGTTCCGATATCGAAACGTGATACCGGAAACTGGGAAAAAGCCATCCTCGATCTGTTGGAACATGTCCATGTGGTCAGCAACGACGGCAACATGCACCAGTTGGAGGTGCGTCCCATGGAGCGCGCCGACGTGATGGTCGCGCTGTGGCTTTTACCAGGGATGGGCAACGTCAGGCCCCAGGCCCCGGATCGCTACATCGGCAAGGAATGGCGTCGGCCAAAGAGCAAGGGGCTGCAATGGAAACTGCCGTTATGACGGATGCGACACCAGCACAACGGGCCGCGTGCCGCAACGGACAATGAAGATGCCCACGATTTACCGCTATCAAGGCCGATGGTGGCATGGCGGCTTTAAAGCGTTCCCCGAAGAAACCGCGTGGAGCTTGCTAAAAGAATTAGCCTGGCTATTGCGCCACGGGGAATGGTGCGCCGGGTGGGAAGGATCGCAACTGATCTTCGGCTTCGGGCGCATGTGGTATGACGGGCCGCACTGGCATCTGAATGTCGGAGTGGCGTCCATTTCTCTGTCGGCAAACTGACAATATTAAACGGAGAACTGAGATGGTCGACCCGCGCATTGCCGCAGCAGATTTTCTGTTGGTCAGTGGGCCTATATTTGCGAAAGCCGCCCGCTTTCGAAATCACAACCCTAAACGGACCACTGTCTGAAGCATTTCGTTGAGATGACTACCTACGCGTGGGCGATTTTGCACCGGTCGAAGAATCTTTTGGACGGCGACCGGTCATGGTTGGAGGGCGTGCCGGATGGCATGACACGAACCCGACTGTTCGCCACGCGGCGTGAGGCGCGAGCCTGGTGCGTGGAACAGCATGGCTGGATCAGGCGACGGCCAGACTGCCGCGCGGAGCCGCATGGCATGTTCATGCCGCGTGTCGTTCGGGTGCGAATCGAGATTGAAATTTACCCTTGACCAAGGTGCGTGTGAGGTGCTTACTCGCACCTCCACGGGGAGGAGCCATGAGCGAACTATCACCCAGGACAGTTCATTTTACCCAGCCGCAATCTTCATACTTACGTGAGGAGTCAGACCGGCTCGGGATAACCGTGTCGGAACTGATACGACGTATCATCGACCAGTTCAGAGGAAATAAAAATGCCAGACGGGATCGTAACGAAGCGGCGAACTAAACTTCTCGGCACCGCCGCCACGATTATCAAGGCGCGGCATCCGACCATGCTGCTTTACGGCGGTGCTGGTGTTGGTAAGACTATGCTGACCACGCAGTTTCCGGATGTCTATTTTATTGATTCGGAAGGCGGCGCGACGCAGCCGGAATACCGCCAGAAGCTGCGTGACGCGGGCGCTTTGTATCTCGGTCCCGATGATGGGGCCGCGTCCATGGATGTGGTTCTGGATCAGGTTCGCGCACTGGCGACGACACAGCATGATCGCAAGACGCTGGTCATCGATAGCATCACCAAGCTTTTCGCCAATGAGATCGCGCGTGAGGCCGAGAGATTGTCGGACGCCGGCAAGAAGAACGAATTCGGCCTGGATCGGAAACCGGCGGTAAACCAGATGCGCCAGCTTGTGGCGTGGCTCCCCCGGCTCTCGATGAACGTCATCCTGACGGCGGGCGAGGTCGCCGAATGGGGCCTGATCAACGGCGAGCGGGCACAGGTCGGCACCACGTTCGATGCCTGGGTACGCCTGGAATACGAACTCGATCTGGCCATCAATATGTTCAAGTCTGGTCCTCGCAGGATGGCGCGGGTGCGGAAGACGCGGCTGGCGGCGTTCGTGCAAGGTGACACGTTCGAATGCACCTATGAAGAGTTCAGTCAGCGCATGGGTAGCGTGATCGAGGAAGCGCCGGAACCGGAGAAGTTCGCGACACCGGTCCAGTTGGCCGAGGTGGCGCGGTTGCTGGACATCGTTCGTCTCGATGAAGGAACGGTCGATAAGTGGCTCGCCGCCGCCAACGTCAGTTCGTGGGATGAGATGTCGGAAGAGCGGATCGGCAAGGCCATCACCTATTTGCAGGGGAAAATCGCCCCGGCGGGTGGCTGATGGAGGGGTTCGATTCCGCCTTCATCGAGATCGGCCTGAAGGACGAACTGACCGCGATCAACGCCATGGCGGCGGCGCGGGTCACCATCATGGCGATGCTGCGGTATCCGTTCGCGGAGATCTCGCTGGTGATCGGCGGCTTCGATGCTGATCCGCGCGAGGTTTGGGATATTCCGGAAGCGAAAGACTATTTCGAAATGTTCATCGGCGCGATGTTCGTTCTCAACGCGCCTCATGTCAGGGAGTGGCGGCTGGACAAGGCCACCATGGGTGTCGTCGCCATGTGTTGCGGTTTCGGAAAGATCGTGGGGCGTGACCCAAAGACCGGTGCTTACGATATTCGGATCGCCTGGAAGGAATGAAGTTCGTTCCGGTGCCCTCGCGCTCGCCGCGCGTGCTGCGGCGTGTGGTCCTGGAAACCGAACCACCCATGGTCCTGGAACTGATTCATGACCGGGTGGCGAAGTGTAACATTCTGTCGGTCGGCATCGGGCGTGGAGCGCTTCGCCGGGTCTGGCTGAATGAAGCCGATACCGCGAAGCTGGTATCGTCAATCGTTAGTTTAACCATGGAGAAACCCAGATGAGAATCCCCACACCAGCGTCACAGGCGGAAGCCGACAAGGGCGGCAACTTCACGCCGTGGCCGGCCGGCGACTACGATTTCGAGGTCGAGAACGCGGAGGACGAAACGTCGAAAGCGAGCGGTCGCGATCAAATGAAGCTGACCTTGTTGGTGTTCAACGCGAAAGGCGAACAACGTAAGGTCTTCGACTACCTGGGCGCGGACGAAAAATCGCAGTGGAAAGTCAGGCACTTTTGCGGCGCGATCGGCCTGATCCCGCAATACGAAAGCGGCGAACTGGAACCCTACGATTGCATCGCCAAGCAGGGTCGTCTGGCGATGATCGTGCGGCCGGCGCGTGGCGAGTATGGCGCGTCGAACAGCGTGCGTGACTACATCCAGCCAGACGAGAACGCGACGGCGAAGCGGCCGGCACCGGCGCGGCCAGCCGCGACCCAGGCGGCGCGTAAGCCGGTCCCCGCCGGCAATGTCGAGGACGATGACATACCGTTCTGATATGGAGGTTTCGATGCGGACGAAGCCAGAACCTGATGCGCTGACCGACGAGGAGGTGGAGCGCATCAGGGAGATCGTCAAAGAGTCTGAACACACCAATGTGCTGACCGACTGGGAGGCCGCGTTCATCGACGATGTCGGGGATCGCCTCCTCGACTACGGAAACAAGACGCGGATCTCCGACAGGATGTGGGAGATCATCAACCGGATCGAGGAAAAGCTTGGCTGATTTCAAAGACGATGACGTTAACAGGGGAGTGCCGGGTGTCGTGCGGGATTTTGTCCCGCCCGACACGCCGCCGCATTTCACTGGACTCTTGTGGAAGAACAAGAATGGTTCTCTCGGCATAACGATCAACGATCTGCTGAACTGGCCGATCCACCTGATCGGCACACTGGAGGCCGGCGTCTATTACCTGCGCGGCTGGCGCGGTGTGGTGCCGGCGGAAATTCATTTCCCTTTGATTGATGGGCCGCTGCCCGACGATGGTGAACCCAAGGAAGAAGAATGACGCGCTGGAAGTCTTCCTCGTTCAGCCACGAGGGGCCGGAATGCCCCGGCTGTGGCCACACCTGGAAACTCGATGAGTCATGCTACTTTGATGAGAACGGTTACGAATTGCATTGTGATGAATGTGAAACAGATTTTTCCGTGCAGCCGCACGCCCTGTGGTCGTGGACCGGCAGGAAAATAACAGAGGAAGACAAATGAAAATCGCTGGCGAAGAGGTTGTCGTGTCCCTGGAGGCACGGCGTCTGGGGGCGGAGAAGCTGAACGCCTGGATCAATGACCCGCCGCCGACGCCGGTGCCGGATATCACGCTCACCGAGGACCAGCTTCGCGCCAAACAGGAGATGGAAGCCAGCATCGAGATGCGACGGTTCCATCTGTTGACCGGGTCGGCTGGCACGGGAAAGACCACGCTCGTCCAGATCATGGCGCGCGAGGCTTACGCGCGGGGCCTGATCGTGCGCCTCGCGGCACCCACGCACAAAGCCGCCGGCGTGCTGCGCGCCAAGCTGGGACTGCCGTGTGGCACCATCCACAGCCTCCTGTCGCTGCGGCCGAAAGCCGATCGGGACCGGCAGGTGTTCGTGCGCTCGGCCAACGCCAGACCACTCACGGGCGACCTGTTCATCATTGACGAGTGCAGCATGCTTGGCGAGGAGTTGATGCGCCATGTGCGGCGTTTGCTCAATGGTCACGCGGTTATCCTGGTGGGTGATCCCGCCCAGATCCCGCCAGTGGGTGAGGCGAACTCGGAGTCGTTTGATACGGTTCCGGCTTCGCATCTCACGACCGTGGTGAGACAGGCGGCGGGCAACCCGATCATCGCCGCGGCGCAGATTATCCGCGCCACCCAGGATGACCCGGACGCGCCGATGGACTGGTCCTGGTGCCGCCAGGAGCGGGTCGGCGACATCGGCGTGTTCCTGCCGCCACGCGGTCAGGCGGATGCCTGGTTGAAAAAAGCGATCATGTCGGACGCGTTCAAGGAAGATCCGGATTTCGCGCGTTACCTTTGCCACACCAACGATCGTGTCCTGCACGTCAACACCCGTGTCAGGACGTGGCTGTTCGGCAAGGACGCGCTCGCCGCGCCGTTCCTGGAAGGCGAGATGCTGTTGATGCGCTCGCCGCTGGTGCTGGACGACGCCATCGCCATCGCCACGAACGAAGAGGTGCGGGTGCTGGATATCGATTACGGCTCGCACCAGAACGTCGGCACCTGGGAGATCAAGGTGCGGACGGACATGGACAAGGTTTACAACATCCACGTCCCGCGCGACTGGAATGAATACCAGTTGGCGCTCGCGGAAATGCGCGACGCGTGCAAGGGCGGCACGCAGGAATGGGAAGCGCTGCACGAGTTCACCGCGTCGTTCATCCGCGCCCAGAGCATCTATGCCATGACCCTGCACGCGAGCCAGGGAAGCACCTTCCAGTGGGCGTTCCTCGACGTGCCGAACGCACGCGCGCGCATGATGGACAACCCGCTGGAGGTGCGCCGGCTCCTTTACACGGGGGCGACGCGCGCGGCGAAGGGTTTGGTGCTGGTGGGAGTGTGATCATGGGTGAAACAATTACAAAGGCAGAATACAACCTTCGTTTTTCTGGAGGATGTAGCATATGTCATCTTCCAGTTTGTCTGATCCCCAATGGACCAGCTATGTGGCTATGTGAACATGCGGGGTATTTAGGTGATGTGATCATCGAAGATGATCCGCCCTCCACACCTTCGCGGCAAATCCAGACTACGTGGCACCTCTATGTATTAACCTGTCATCCAACCGGACAAAGGTATATCGGCCAGACACGCCGTCCCGTCGCGGTCAGGTTTGGTCAACATCTGCAAGATGCCTCTTCTCAGAGGTATGATTGGTTGATCGCCAAAGCCATGAGGGAACATGGTCCCGATGCTTTTTCAATCGAGCATGTCGCTTGTTGTCGCTCTCGGAACGAAGCAAACGAATGTGAGGTGTTGCTGATAAAGCAATATGGCACTTTAGCCCCAGACGGCCTCAACATGACGTTGGGTGGTCATGGACGCAAAGGCATGAAGATGTCCGACCAATGGCGCGCCGGTCAAAGTGCGAGGATGAAAGTTATTTCAGACCAGCCAGCGTGGCGAGCGGATGTCAGCGCACGCCTGAAAGCCAGATGGGCCACCTTATCCCCCGCCGAAAGATCGGCGATTGTGCGTAAGGGTTACCTGACCAGGAGTCGCGCCATTAATCAAACAGGACAACATCCTTTGTTTGATTTGGATTGTTGAGTGATGAACAGCTTCTTCGACGGCGAGCCGACGTTTCCCGCCAGGATCACTTTTAGTTTCGGTAACGAAGCGGTGAAGATCATTCTGAACGCGGATGGGACGTTCGACGGGGATCCCGCGGCGATGCGGGCCGCGATGGAACGCTCGCGCGGCGGGGAGTCGCATCCCGTGATCCTCGCCTGGTTGCTGCTGCGAGCGATGGAGAAGGGCTGATGAGCGGCGTCGAGGATGAACCGGAAGTGATCGTCACCCGCGTCACCCAGGAGGGTGAGATCATGGTCACGCTGCCGTCCGGACGGGTGATGTTCATGGGGTTTCTGGTGGGTGCGCGGTTCGTGATCGACGCGACCAGGAACGGCTTCAAGGTGACGGTCGAGGATTAGCCGCGCCACGGTGACGGGACCGGCGACCGGCGTATAACGGTCGCCCAAGAAAAAGGGGATGGGGTACCATGAGGATCATAAAACCGGCGGGTGAGTGATGCACCCGGAACTGGAGCGTGTCGCCCTGTTGGGCTGGCACGTCTATCCCTGTTCGCGTACGTCGAAAGCCGGCCTCTGGAAAGGGGCGCAAAGCGAGGCGACCTCCGATCTGAATGTGCTGTCGCGCTGGAGCCGGGACCACCCGGACGCGAACTGGCGCGTGGTGTTCGGCCGCTCCGGCCTCTGGGGCCTGGACGTGGACAGCGCGGAGACGCACGCGCACGACGGGCTGGCGTCCATGGCGGCGCTGGTCGATCGGAACGGACCCTTGCCGGTCGGGCCGCGGGCCAGATCCGGTGGCGGCGGCGTGTTGTTGTTCTGGCGCGACCCCGGCGGGCTGGCGATCGTGGGGTCAGCGGAGCGGCTGGGAGCGGCGTGGGCCGGCATCGATCCGAAACGCGGAGCGCAGACGCAAACGATCCCTCCCTCCGTCCACACGCTCACCGGACGGCCGTATCGCTGGCTGGTATCGCCATGGGAAGTGGCACCGCCCGACGCGCCGAAATGGCTCTCGACCGCTTTACGGACTCCACCCGCGCCAGTGGCGACGTATCGCGCGATTGGTGACCAAAGGGGGGCGGACGCGCATGAGCGTTTGCATCGGGCGGCGCGCGCGATCATGCAAGCCCGCGAGGGGGCGCGCAACATCACCTTGAACCGTCGCGCCTACGGCGTGGCGCGCATGGTCGGAGCCGGCCTGTTGGATGAGCGGGTCATGGTCGATGTGCTGTACCGGGTTGGCCGCGACATTGGTCTGGATCACGATGAAGTCCGCAACACGATCCACTCCGCGCTGGTAGCGGGACGGCGGAAACCAACGGAGAGCCGCTAATGGCCGAACAGGATGACCCGCCTTCAGCACCATTCTGGATGCGCCGGCTAAAATATCCCGCCAACGGCGGCGAACCCTGGCCGACGCTCGGCAACGCCATCCTGATCCTGACCAACGACACGGTGTTCGCCGGCATGTTCGGCCTCGATCGATTCACCGGACAACGCGTGTTGATGCGCGCCCCGCCCCGGATCGAGGACGACGATCCAGAGATCCCCGGACCCTATCCACGCGGCTGGACCGAGGACGAGGATGTCTCGCTGATCCTGGCCTGGATGCAGGGAACCTGGGGCCGCAAGTGGGCGCGCAACACCATCGTGGACGCGATGATCGTGGTGTCGCGGCGCAACACGTTCCATCCGATCCTCGACTGGATCGACAAGTTGGTCTGGGACGGCCAGGACCGGCTCGACACCTGGCTACGCAGTGCCTTCGACGTGAAGAATGAGTTCAATCCATTGAGCGACGATCCGGCGGAACGGAAGCGGTGGAAGGAGAAGAACGACTATTTCGCCATGATCGGAGCCAGATTTCTGATCGCCGCCGTGCGCCGGCTGCGCCAACCCGGCTGCAAATTCGATCACCTTCTGATCCTTGAGGGCGCGCAGCGGATCGGCAAATCGACGGCGGTGGCTCTCCTGTTTGGCGCGGAATATTTCACCGACGACGTGCCAACCGATTTGAAAAACAAGGACGCGGCGCTTGGATTGCACGGCAAATGGTGCATCGAGTTCGCGGAAATCGAGCATCTGGTCAGGACCGAGGTGGAGGTGATCAAGGCGTTTTTGTCGCGCGCCACCGATCATTACCGACCCCCTTACGGTGAGAAATACATCGATGTGCCACGCGCGTCGGTGCTGATCGGCACGACCAATTCGGATGATTACCTGCGGGACGGGACCGGAAACACGAGAATGTGGCCGGCCTGGTGCCAGAGCGTGGATCTGGTCTGGCTGGCGATGTGGCGCGACCAGCTATGGGCCGAGGCGGCGGCGCGCGAGGCGAAGGGCGAGGTCATCTGGCTGGACGACGAGAAGCTACAGGACGAGGCGAAGACGGCGACCGCGCACCGCCTGGCCGGCGAGGTATGGGAGCCGGCGATCGTGAAGTGGCTGGGCGAGAACGCCCTCCAGATCGATGAGGATCGTCCGCTGACGATCGCGCGCGTGCTGGAACACGGGATCGGTATGTCGAAAGACAAAATGACCCGCGCTTCCGAGATGCGCGTGGGAGCGGTGCTGCGCTCGCTCGGCTACCAGAGAAAATTCGGATCAATCGGCGGCAAAACCATTCGGGTGTGGCGCATGCCTGATTTGCCTAACAATGATGCAGTTTCTCAGGAAAAAGATTGGTCGGAAGACCCCATCGGATTTGGTTGACAGGGTTTGTCTTTGGTTAAAACGGCAGGTTTCCTGCCGTTTTTTTGTTTTAGGCCCACCCTGTTTTAGGTCGTGTTTTGAGGTCGTGGTCCAAAATCCATAGACACTGTCTGCATCCCACTACTATAACCACCTCCACTACCTATGGGGTTAGTTATATTGATTTAAGGGGGGAGATTCCCATAGAACTTTTTGGCCACTACGTGGAGGAGGAGGTCGTGGTGGGTTGAACCGGCCTCGTATCGCGCCTTGCATCACGTTAAAATTCAATTTAGAAAAACGAATGTCTACAGCTACTTTTCGTTATCGCGTGTTTGGTAATGGCAGCGTTCATGCCGGATGCGCTGAACTGGATACGGCGCGCGAGATCGCGCGCCTGATGAGTAAGCGACTGAAATGCGCGTTCACCGTGTTCGACCATCCGTACGGCGCGGGACGCTATGGTTCCACGCCGGTCGCGTGGTTTCTCAGAGGCCTGGAGGATGCACATGATCCAACTGAAGCCGATCACTCATCTGACTGATGAGGAACACGCGGAAGCCGCCAGATTGCTGAACGAGGTCGAGGCGCATCTGAAGCAAGTGGCCAGCATCGTCAGACGAGCGCCCTACACCGACCAGGCCTTGCGGGTCAGCAAGGCGGTTCAGGAGGTGCTGATCGATCCGCTGCGCGAAGGGTGGAGCGGCGACAAATGGGACCGAGACGGCAATCCGTATCAGTCCCACGGTTACGGTGTGTCGAACTACAAAAGGTTCATCGACAAGATCGCCGCCGGTTAGTCACGCCGCGTCGGGCGAGGGGCCGTAAATGTCGGGCCGCAGCCGGTAACGGGACACGCCGCTGATCCGCTCGACCGAGAGGACGCGCAGCGAGGGGACGCGGGTCCACTGCGAGACGGCGGGGCTGGCGATGTTGAGGTGACGCGCGAGCGCCTTCACGCCGCCGGCGCGTTGGATGGCTTCGCGCAGGGCTTCCCGCATCATTTTTTTCGGTTCCGTCATTTCGCTCGTTGACAGGTCATTCGCGGTAAGAATAGCTTATCGACCGTGCCGATGGCAATTCCGCCGCAGGGCACGCGAGGAGACGAAAATGGCTGCTATCCCCAAGGGTGACGGGTGGAAACCCGCCGTCACGCTGAGTCTCGATACCGCCGGGACCAACGCTTTCGAGGAGGCCAAGAAGCAATTCGCCGAATGGTCGAAGACCCAGCCGCCGCCGGGTCCGATCGGCATGCAGAACGGCTGGTACGACATCACGCCGAAAATCGCCGAGGACTTGTTGCGGCGCAATATCGGTAACCGCAAGGCCACGTTGTCCGTCGTCAAGAAATACGCCAAGGCGATGAAGAGCGGGGACTGGGTGGGCACCGGACAGCCGATCCTGGTCAACAAAGACGGCAAGCTGGAGGACGCCGCGCATCGTTGCTGGGCTTCCTATCTGGGGCAGGTGACCTTCCACAGCTACGTGATCACCGACGTTCCGGTCGTCGCGGATCTGTTCGCCTACCTGGATGACTGCAAGCCGCGCAGCGTCGCCGACGCGCTCTACACGTCGGGGTCGAACGGCTTGTCGGGCGTGCTGGCGGCGACGATCAAGCTGGCCGGCCGCTATGACGACGGCACGCTGAACGCGTTTCAGGGGAGCCGCTCCGGCGACATGAGCGTGCGGGAGGCGCTGGCTTATTCCCGGTTCCACCCGCGGCTGGGCGAGGTCACCCATCTGGTCATGTCGGACTATTCGAACGCCGTCGATGCGATCGGTCATAAGGCGGTGGCCGCGTTGTTCTGTTGGAAAGTCGAGGAGGCGTTCGGTCACGAAGTGCTGGATGATTTCCTGGTCGCGATGGCGGCGGATGATCTGGAAGTGGATGATCCGATCGTAGGTTACCAGTCGCGGCTTCTCAAACAGGAAAAGATGAAGGAGCCACTGAAGGCACCGCACATGCTGGCGCTCCTGATCAAGGCGTTCCAGCTTCGCGCCGCCGGCCAGAAGATCAACGTCAAGAAGGGGCTGTACCTGACCGACAGCGAGCCGTTCCCGCAGATCGAGGACGCCCAGATCGACGCGGCGATGGCGGAAGCGGCCGACTGATTTTGGTTGGTCGATCGAAACCAGGGGGGTGGGGAAACCCGCCCCCTTTTTTTTCATGATGGGGTGATGGTGTTTCAATGAAAAAGTCTGATGTTTCCTCCGTTCCGAACGCGCCGGATCTGATGCGCCGTCTTCGCGATACGGACTTCGATGACGACCGGTTACGGAAATCGCTGGAGGCCAACGGCTGGGTCAGTGAACTGCCGGCGATCATGGATGAGCATGGCGTGGTGCTGATCGGCGAACGGCGGGTGCGGATCGCCGGCGAGATCGGCATCGAGCCGGTGATCCGGCGGGTCGAGTTCGGTGCCGGCGCGGAAGTCGATGTCGCGCGCGTCAGGCTGGCGATGGTGTCCAACGCCGGCGGCGTGGCGATGTCGCCCAACGAGCGGCGTCGGCTCGCCAACCATCTGTTCGGGCTTGCCTGGACCCAACAGGCGACCGCCTACGCGCTTGGCGTGAGCCAGCGGCAGATCAAACGCGACGTCAATCATGTGGACAGCACGGCCAAACCAAAGCGCGGAAGGCCGGCGAAACCATCGTTTGTCCCCAGAAAAGCGGCCAGGAATCCAGAGTTTGATTTCGCCGCGAAGCCGGAGAAGGTGGCGAGCGAACCGCCGCGGCCGAAACCGGTGCCGGCATGGAAGATGGCGGTCGGCGTCTCGCCGCCGCGGGAACTGACCGGCAAACCCGGTCCCGGCTCCTCCATCGAGGAGCATAACGCCTACGATGAGGAGTATGGCCGCACGCCGCTGCACCCCAAGGTCGTCATGGACCTGACCCGCGCCGCTCGGCGGGTCAGCAGCCTGACCGAATGCGTGGCCGGCGTGGAGCGTGCCGATCGACCTACCGTCGAGGGGTATCTGGAAGCGGTCGAGGCCATGCTGGCTTACGTTCCGGACAAAGACCAGACTGATGGACGCGAGAACGATTACGCGGCCGAGGCGCGCAAATCGCTCTCGCGCATGCGTAAGGCGCTGCCGGGTGCGCTGACGAAACTCCAGGATCTGGAAGATCGACTGCGCCGGCGCGACGGGGACAAGGTCAAATCACAGCCGGTACCGGAAGTGGTGCATGAGATCGTGTCGCCGGAGTCCGAGATCATGCGGCCGGCCTGGGCGAGAGCAAGGCCATGAGCGACTGGTAACCGTCATGCCACGAAAAAATTCAAACCAAATGGGTCTGTTCGAACCGCACACCCGCGCGCGGCCTGGCGATCCCGATACATCGCATGCCGCCGCGAGGCGCATCCAGCATACGATGACGGATATTCAGCATAAGGTGTTGACTTACTTCCGCGCGATTTATCCGCGCGCGATCACCGACCTGGACCTCCAGGCGTATTTCAATGATGACAAAAGCACCTACCGCACCCGGCGCTCGGAACTGGTCGCGATGGGGTTGATCGTTGATACCTTGCAGCGACGCTTTCAGGACGGTTCGAATCGCGTGTTGTGGGTCGCGGTGAAAGAGGAGCCGGAACATGAGGGTCCGCGTCAGGAAGACATCTTTTGATGAACTGAAGCGGCTCGACGCGGCGCGCCGGCGCGAGGAGGCGTTTCGTCTGGAGAACGGTACCGTGCGCCACTGGGTGGAGTGCCATGGCCTGTCCACGCGTGTCGCGCGGCTCCTGGCCAATGATGGGTTTCACAATCTGGCATCGTTACGCTCGGGCAAATGGTTTCTGATCCCGCGTTGCGGCGAGAAGATGCGGCTGGAGATCTTCAGGTTGTTGGGAAGGATCGAGAATGAGCGATGACATGAGCCATCGGCTGGTGGCGCTGACGCGGGCGGTGGACATGACCCTGGTCACCGCGCATGGGCTGCTGCACGATCTTCTGGCGCACCATGAAAAGGCCGGGACCGTGATGCCGCCATTCCGGATCGTGTCGGGTGATCTGACGGTGGAGGAGAACCGCAGCGCCTCGATGGCGGCGGCGCTGCGGGCCTACGGTGGGGTGCCGGGGCCATTATTCAATTTGTGGCAACACCTGGCGGCGTTCGACCAGCTTCGTTTGGCGTGGCTGGGAGGAAGATGATGGGCACGCCGATGACGGATGACGCGGTGAAGACCTTGCGTGAATACGTGAAGCGAGCGGCGTGGGACATGGTTTACGCCGAACATATGCGTCTGCTGAATCGGCGGCGGCTTTCTTTCATCAAGGAAATTCTGCGCCGCGGCGGATTTCCCACGAACATCCCGGCGTCGGGAGACGACGACGAAAGTGATGAAGATACCTGCCTGACCGTTGAGGAATTCGCCGCCTGGATGATCTCCGATGCGAAGACCAGCATTGAATTCCATGAAAATAATATGCCGCGCTACACGGCGAAATTCGCTTGCGTGCGGATCATGGTCGATCAAATCGATTGTGGCCTGGATGTCGAGGACGTCCTGCGCGGGGTGCGCGCCGAGATGGAAGAGAAATGGCCGTTGCTGGGAGCGGGGGGCGAATGACCCGCCAGGTCTACGAGGTCGTTTTCGCGTGGACCGAGATGGCCGAGGCCATCGCCGCGAAAGTCGCTGACGGCGACAAGGGAGCGGCGCGGGTGATGTTCATGATGGAGGCGGCGGCGGTGCGCTGGATCGATGATCCGGCGCGCTCGTGCTGTCTGCTGTGCGAGCGCACCGTGACGCTGGAAGGCTGGCATCTGGTCGGTGGGATGTTCGATGACGATGATGGTCTGCGCTGCACGTTCTATGTCTGCGACGATTGTGGACCGCCGTTGAAAATGAACCTGATGGCGACGATCAGGGACAAGATGGCCAGGGTCATGCACGCCGACGTCAACGTGATCCACGGCGTGGGGCGGAACGGTGAAGGGCACGCGTGATGAAAGTTCCGGCCTGGGGACGCTGCACCTTCTGCCATTCATATCAGCCCCGGATCATCCTGGAGTGCCAGGTTGAACCGGATGACGGCGGTTACACCCAGTTGTTCAGGTTTTTTTGTAATGCCGCGTGTCATGCGAACTGGGGCACCAATCAGGAAAAGCCGCCGATCGGCAAAGCGAAAGGGAAACCAGTGAAAGTCGTTCGGAAAGTTCAGGTGGGACTGGGATTATGAAAGTCAGCGAGAGCGATGATCTGCTGCGGGCGCGGATCGAGGAACTGGAACGCCTGGTGGCGGACCTGACCCGGCATAATGTTGAGTTGCGCGAGACGGTGAAGGCGTTGCTGGAGCCGACGAAAGCGCCGATCGACACCATGGGTGGTCGGTTCGGATGATGTTCCGGCTTTACCTCGTGTTGGGCCTGACGGTGTTTCTGGTTATTCTGGTGGTGGGATGCATCGTTGTCGTCGTCCAATCAGATACCGGCATCGAACGCCTTCAGACGGAGCCGCCCCGCATGTGAGGTGGGAGGGCCGGCGTCGGAAGAGTTTACGGTTCGCCGCCAAACGCCGAGTTTCGTTCTTTAAGCTGTTGTTCTTATTATTCCATCCCAAGAAACGAGACGAGACGATTGTGCATTCCAGTAAAAGGGAACCCTCCTACAATGGATAACGCGGCGGGATAGACGCCGCGTCATCCATGGGAGACATCACCTTGAGAAAGTTACTCTACGCGGCCACGGCTCTGAGTGCCATGGCCTTTGTGCAGCCCGCGTCGGCGGTGTTGCAGATCAGCGCCGACATCAACGGCGCGCTGTTTAGCTGCCAGGATCAGGCGGCATGCGACACCAACGTCACGCCTGGCATCCTGTCCATCGCCGATCAGACCATCGGCGGCGTGCAGTTCCTGGGATCGGCGCAGACCCAGGTCATCGGCGCGACCAACTCACTCAACACCTCGACTTTTCAGGTCAACAACCTGACCGGCGGCACGGTGCCGATCACGGTGGCGATCTCGGGCACCAACTTCCAGGGTCCGGTGCTGGCGTTCTCGGCGTCCGGTTCAGGGACGTTCCAGACCGCCGATGGGTCATCGGCGACCTTGACGTTCTGGGGTAGCGCGCTGAACGAGCAAGGCGCGGACACGCCCACCGATCTGCCGGGTGTGTTGCTGGCGACGATGACGGAGGTGGCGACGGGCGACACGGATTCGTTCAACCAGGACTTCAGCGGGCCGTTCGCGGGACCGGCGCTCTACTCGATGAGCCTGGGAACGTCGGGTTTCCTGACGGCTGGCGGGTCGCTGGTCGGTCGGTCACAGGCCATCGTCACCCGTGAGGATGTGCCGGAACCGGCCAGCCTCGCGATCCTGGGTGCCGGTCTGGTGGGTCTGGGGCTGACGCGCCGCTTCCGGCGCGATAGCTTTGAGGTGGCGGCATGAACAGGGCGACAACCTTTCACGCGGCCATCGTCGGAGCCATGGGTGTCCTCGCCGTCGCCCTGGCTCCGACTCCGGTCGCCGCGCATCTCGTGTTCCAGGGTGGTATCGATCTTGGTGGCACCGGGTTGGGCGCGGTCGATACGATTTTGACCATGAATGGTCAGGGATCGGAGACTGAGGAGTCGGGCAAGGTATCGTGGAACGGCACGACCAACGTCGTCGTGGGCGATCCCACGGGCGTCGGCGGGCCGTTGGCGGGCGGGGCGTATACCCTGGCTGGGTCCACGACGATGACCGGGCAGAACCACACGGTGACCATGACGCAAACCGGCTGGACCGCGGGGGAGGGGCTTGGCATCGTGTTCAACCCGGCGGAACCCGGCCCGGTGGGTGGGGCGGCGAACGCGATCACGTTGCGCCAGATGACCATGACGATCTACGCGTCAGACGGCTCGGTGCAGTTCACCGCGCCGTGGTCGGAAGGGCCGTTGACCTTGCTGGCGGTCGATCCTGGGACCGGCAATACCGGTTATCTGTTCACCCTGGATCAGGCCGAGACGAACGCGCTCAACCATGTCACGGGGATCGGGCCTGATAGCCGCGTGGGCCTGTTCGCCTACGTCACCGATGCCACGGGCGGTAACGAGACGTTCTTTGGCACCGTGATCCAGGCTGGTCTTTGCGACGACTGCACGATCACCCCGGTGATCGTGGACACGCCGGAACCGGTGTCCATGGCGTTGCTGGGATCGGGGCTGGTCGGCCTCGCCGTGGCGCGTCGGCGTCGCCGTGCCTGATGGTTTGGCCCGGTTGGCGGCGCTCGTGCTGTTCATCTGGGCGGTGATTTGCCTCGCGGTCTGGACCGTGTGGTGACGAGGTTGGCCTGGATATCCCCACCCCCTCCAGGCCGACAGGCGATGGTCTATCATCGTCACGACCCCCAACTGGACCCGGTTTCCGCCTCTTGCCAGAGGGCTGGAGCCGGGTCTTTTTTTAGTTCGACCAGCGGTCGCCGGGAATCACCCCCAGCACCGTGGTGCTGTTCATTTCCTTGCTGAACACTTTCAGGGTCTGCGGTTTGGTGGACAGTTTCGGATTGAGCGCGGCCCAGGCCGCGAAATCGGCGAGGATAGTGGCGTGGTATTGCTCGAGTGGAGAGAGGACCGGTGATGGCGGTGGGTCAGGCGTGGGCATGGGTGGGATCGGCGGTGGCGGCTGTTCTGGTGGCGGTGGCGACGGCGACGGTGGTGGTGATGCTCCTGATCCAAGGAAAGCGATGGGAGCGAGGTCGAGGACCGGCCGATCCGCGAGAGTGACGATGTTCGACGGGGTCACTGGTCCCGACACAGCCTGTGATCCAAACACATTGATGTTAGTATATGTAACGGGCACGTTAGTCGCGTTCCAGAGGCTGGTGCCACTGGAGCGGTCGTTGATGATGGTGTCGCCGTCGATCGTGGCGCTGGCGTTGGCGATCAGGTTGCCTTCCTCGCCGTAGGCGATGATGGCGGGGTTCTGCGTGTTCGGGCCTTGCTGGATGATGTTGTTGGCGATCGTGGCGTTACCGCCGTTCGGCAGGTCGATGGAGTAGCTGGCGCTGCCGGCGTTGTCGAAGATTCGGTTGCCGGTGATGACGTTGTTGGTGGCGCGGGATTTGACCTCGTGGCCGATCACGGCGTCGTGGATATAGCTGTTGGTCAACGTGAAAGTGTTGAGCGGGCCTACGTAGATGTTGTGGGTATGGCCGTCGCCGCCGATCCCGTTGTGGCTGAATTCCGAGTTGGTGATGGTGATGTTGCCGGCGGGATCGGCGGCGGCGAGGATGCCGTCCTGGTTGTCGTGGATGAAGACGTTGTCCAGCGTGAGGTTGCCGCCCTGGTAGCGAATGCCGGCCCCGTTGGCGTCGGGCACGGTCACGCCGGATATGTCGAAGCCGCTGATGGTGACGTTGCCGCTCTCGGTGATGTAGGCCTTGCCATCCGGCGGTTGCGCCGTGGCGAGAAGCTTCACCCAGCCGCCTTGGGCGATCAGCGTCAGGTCGTGGTCGATCTGGAGCCAGTCGTTGGTGTAGGTGCCGGCATTGACGGTGATGGTGTCGCCGGCGGATGAGGCGGCGACGGCGGCTGAGATGGTGGCGTAGGCTTGGTTTTGTCCGACCGAGAGGATGGCCATTTGGTGGTTCCTTGTGTGGTCGGGTCGGAGGTGTCGCATGTCGAAGCTGAGTGATCCAGACGTGGCTGAAATCGTACTGGCGCTGAAGGCGAAATATGACATCGACGTACTGGTCGAGACGGGCACGTTCGAAGGTGACAGCACTCTCTGGGCGGCGGAACGATTTCGTCACGTCTTCACCATCGAGGTGTTCTCGGACTTTCAGGATTTGGCCCGCGAACACTGCGCCAGTCATGCCAATGTGACGTTTCTTTCCGGCAACACGCGGTTCGTCCTGCCGTTCGTCGCGTCGGTGCTGACGGGGCCGTCGATGTTCTGGCTGGATGCCCACTCGGCACCCGGCCTGTTCGGCGAGGCGGATGACTGGCCGGTCATGGAGGAACTGGCGGTGATCGAGCAATCACAATTCCATCATGTGATTCTAATCGATGACGCGCACTGTTTTATGCCGGGGACGCCGCATCCGGCGTGTCCGCCGCTCGGCGCGGTGGAAAAATGGGCGCTGTTGTCTGGCTACGACTGCGCGGTCAGGGGCGACGTGATCGTGCTGACGCCGGTCGAGTGAATTTTTGAATCAGGTGCAAAAACCGGGGGTCGGATTTTTGAATCAGGTGCAAAAACCGGGGGTTGCTTTTAAGCGACCGGCTTAAAAGCAACCCCATTTTCGGATTTTCCAGGCCTTTTTTTCGGCGGTTTTCGGCGGTTTTCGGCGGTTTCAGGCGGTTTCAGGCGGTTTCAGGCGGCGCTCGGACGCCGGCCGGCGACCCGGCGGATCGGCGGCGGCGGGTTGTCGAGGTGCAGCGCGGCCAGCCGCTCGACCCAGGCCACGACATCCTCCGGCGGCGCGGTGCGGCCGTCGCACCAGTAGATCGCCGTCGTGTGACCGATCTGGATCTGTTCGGAGAGCGTCGCGCGGGTCCAGCCGACCGTGTCCATGGCCGCGCGCAGCCGTTCACCGAGTGTCGGTGGCGTCGGTGTCTTCCTTGGCTTTTTCATCGTTGATCTCCTGGATCAGATCCCAGTGGTGGATGCGCGCGGTGTAGCGGCCATTCCGGCCGTAAAAGGCGACCTCGCCTTTCGTGTTGATGCCGGCGAACCGGTTGGTCCCCGTGGCGGTGGTTTCGCATTCGATGGTGATGCGCTCGCCGCGGCGGTTCAGGTATGAACCGCCGACTTTCAGCGTGACTGGCATGGCTCATCCCCGCAGGATCTTGACCGCGTCCACGGTCGTCAGGTTACGCATCAGCCCGTCGTCGCCCATCTGTTGGATGACGTGGACGGATTTGTCGTGGCGTTTCATGTCCTTCTGACCCCAGGCGATGATGTCACCGGGCTTGCAGGGGAGGCGCATGATGCCGGCCTCGCCGACGCGGCCGATCCACTCGCCCCAGTTGTACGTCAGCTTGCCGGCGGCGGCGTCGAGCGTGACGGTGGCGCACCAGGGCTTGCCATCGCGGCGGGAATTGTAGGCCGCGGTTTCCCGCTCCCAGTAGCCGCTTTCCAGGCGTCCCGCTCCCAGCGCGACCAGCGCCGCCTTTTTCTCGGCCGCTTCGATGGCGGCGGCTTCGGCTGAGATCTTGTCGGCTTCCACCTTCTCCTCGCGCAGCCGTGGCAGGGCTGCTTCGATGGCGGCGTTGTTCCTGACTTCGATGGCGTTGGTCATGGCGCTGAACGCCGCCTCGAGACGCGCCCAGATCGGATCCGCGCGACGGTCGGCGGTGACCCTCCGGTCATACATCCCTGGACGCGGAATGTGCGGCGGCTTCCAGTTGGTCAGTTCGCCCAGTGCCGCGAAGGTGTCGGGATCGCGGATGAGCCGCTGGTATTCGATCGGCTCGGCGGCGCGCGTCGCCGCGATGGCGGCTTCGATCTCGGCCGTGATCTCGTTCCAGCCGGCTTCGAAGTAGGCCTTGTCGGCCGCGACGGCGGCGATGACCGCCTCGATGGTCGGTGCGGCGATGTTGCGCGCCTGGCAGACCGCTGACCCGTCATTGGACAGGTCGAGCGCGGCGACGACATCGGGCCAGGCGTCGCCAAAATCCGCCGGCGCGGCGTCGAGGACGGCGGTCTGGCCAATCTCGTGGCCGGCCAACAGCGCGGCGCGGCGGTCGATGTTGCGGAGCGTGATCTTCATGGCAGGGTTTCCCTCTGGGGATTAATCGTCCGCGGGATGCGGACCATCTCGCTGGGTATCCTGGACATCCCAGGCATACCCGGCGGCATGGTCAGGCGTCGTGATCGATGAGCGCGCCAATGGCCTCGTTATTGGCGTGTGCCTGGGCGCGGTAGGCCTTCCTGATCCAGGCCTGGGCGTCCGCTCTGGTTTCGAAGGTGGCGCAGTTCTGAGCGGGAAGGTTGAAGGGTTTGCGCCGCACCATCCAGGGCTTGTTCGTGGGTTCCTGGAGGTGATGGATGAGGTAGCTGTAGGTCATGGTTCAGGCCTTCTGGCTTTTGATGGCGCGGATGATCGCGCCCAGTTCGTCATAGATCGCGACGACCGACCGGACCCGCTGGCTGTTCTGTTCCTGGGCCAGCGAGAAGGTGGAGGGGGTCTGGATGTAATAGTCGCGGCCGTTCGGCGCGGCGTCCTGCAAGGTCAGAGCGGCCTCGTGGAGCGCGTTGCGTGCCCGCATCAGACCTTCGATCAGGTCGTCCTTGTCGGAGCCGTTGGAGTGGATCGTGGGGACTGCGATGGTGGTCATGTCGGGTTTCCCTCTGGGATGGTGGAGTAGCCCGCTCCTCGTGGAGCGGGCCGGGTTGGTCAGTCGATGGTGGGTTTGACTTCCTGGATGAGGCCGTTGTCCCAGTGCGGGTAAACCAGGGGGCCGGTGGCATCGATGGCGCGGAACAAGCGGGCCAGATCGTCGTCCTTGTTGAAGGCGCTGCCGGCGACCCGGTTGACCGCGGTGTAGGGGTTGGTGGCCATGGCGAAGGCAATCTCTTTCGCGATGTAGACGAGTTCGCGAACAGCGTGGAGTTCCTGGGCGTTCATGATCGGGTTTCCCTTCTGTGTGGCGGCCGGTTCGTCTCGGCCAGTGGTGATTAATTAGTCCCGTGATCTCACAAAGGCAAGCGATATTTTGTGATCATCGTGATTTAATCTGTCACAAAAACGCATGCCAGCCATGCGCGCCGGCATTTGGTCTGGCGTTGCTTTCGGATCCGGCTTCGTGGTCATGGTACGAGGTCTGAATGTTCATGAGGGAAACCCGGAGATGATGATGTCGATGATGATGTTGACGTTGACGCGAGAAGAGAGGGTCGAGGCGGCGCGGCTGATGTATGAGCGGCGCGCGGAGCGGCTGGTGGGGCATCATATGCCGGCCTGGGAAGGTCTTTCGGATATGCAGCGCGAGCGGCTGATCCAGGTCGAGGCGGATCGCATGGCGCTGGTGCGGTCGTGAGGTTGTTTCCGCGTAGCGAGGCATGGCCGGCGGCGGTTTCGGCCGAGGCGGTGTTGGAGGCCTTCGACCGGGCGCGCGCCGCTGGCGTTAATTCGCCGGGGCTGCGGCTCGGCGATTTTAATTTTCGGCCAGCGCCGCCGGCCGGCCGCAATGCCGGCGCGATTTACGTGACCCGGCGGCGCATTTACCTGGGCAAGATCCTGTACGGCCGTTTCACGCCATCGTCGGATTGCGACCAGGTGACGACCGACGCGGTGGTGGCGACGGTCGCCGACCCCCAGGCGGCGGCGGTGGCTTATGGCCGCGACACCGGGCGGTGTTCCTGTTGTGGTCGGTTGCTGACAGACCCCGAGAGCGTAAGAGTGGGAATCGGCCCGATCTGCGCGGGTCGATATTTCGGGGAGTGACAATAATGGGGGATCTGTCCTGGGTTGATCTTCGCTGCCGCTGCGGCGCGGATCACGTCATCGCGCTGGCACCAGGGTTTGACCCCAGAGGGGAGGGGGGCGGAACGCTTACTCTGTTCGACCCGCCGGCGATCAAGGACCGGGCATGGTGCGTCGATTGCTGGCGCGCTTCGTTTGTTTCGGTTAGTGCCGCGAGAGGGGCGGCTGTCCTGCCCTGATCTCTGTCGGGGGTTTTGGGTTGGTCGTCAGTCGGTCGCGCCAGAGGGGGGATCCTCGTTCTGGGTCTGACCTGGGGCCGGGGCTGCGCCGGCGACCGGTGCGTGACCGATTTGGCGAGGTGTTGCGGGAGCCTGACATCGAGGTCAGCGATCGGGCGGCGGATCCGGACAATCCCAACCGCCGGCTGCGGCGGGCCTATCGCGTGGACTCGGTCGAACTGCTGCGCCGCGCCGGCACGCTCGGTCCACGCGAGGTCGAGGCGGCGGAAGAACTGCGCGCGCACCTGGAGCGGCTGGTCGCATCCGGTGGCGGGGACTTCGCTCGTGTTTCGTTGTCGGGCTACCCGGTCGAGCCGATCAGCGACAGCCAGCTACGATCGTCCAGGCACCTGCGTGAGGCCCAGGACGCGCTCGGCATGGTGACGTGGCCGGCGGTGTTGTGGGTTTGTCTGGGCGGTACGGTGCGGGGATATTGCGAGCGGGAGTTGATCGACCGCCGGCGTGGCACCGCGCGCGTGATAGAGGGAATGCAACGGCTGGCGGTTTACTTTTACGGGGACGGGGTCACGGGATGAGTATTCGGGTTGTTTGCTGGTTTTCCTGCGGCGACGCATCGGCCGTGGCGACCAAGTTGGCCCTGGCCAAATACCTCGATGATGAGGTCGCCGTGGCGCGCTGCGTGGTGCCGGAAGAGCATCCGGACAATGACAGATTCGCGCGCGACTGCGCCGAATGGTTCGGTGTCGAGGTTAATGATCTGAAGAGCGTCGAGTATGCTTCATGCGATGAGGTGTGGCGCAAACGCCGGTATATGAGCGGCGTGTTGGGGGCGATCTGTTCGGTGGAAATGAAAAAGGTCGTGCGGCATGCGTTCGAACGCGTGTGGCATCCGGACGTGCAGGTTTTCGGCTACACCGCGGAAGAGGCTGACAGGGCTGATCGGTTTCGCTCGCAGAACCCCGATGTTGTTTTGGAATGCCCGCTGATCGATGAGGGGCTTTCGAAGGAAGATTGCCACGCCATCGTGCGTCGCGCCGGCCTGGAAGTGCCCGAGATGTATCGATTGGGCTACCCCAACGCGAACTGTATTGGTTGCGTTAACGCACAGAGTCCAACTTATTGGAATCATGTTAGGAAGACATTCCCAGACATTTTCGACCAGCGCGCGCGTCTGAGCCGGGAACTCGACGTGCGTTTGGTGAAGGGGACGCTCGGCGATCGGGAGCGGCTGTTCCTGGACGAACTGGATCCGGAACTCGGCCGCGACGTGGCGATGCCGGCGATGGAATGCAGTTTGCTTTGTTACATGGCCGAACAGAAGTTGTGAGTTTTTGGGTCAGGTGCAAAGACCTGGTCTAATTGGTCAAATTGAAAACCCCGCCGAGAGGCGGGGTTTTTGAGTCAGGTGCAAAGCGGTGGGTCAGCGGAGGTCTTTTTCCTTCCAAATCGCGTAGGCATGCCGCCCCTCGACCCGGTAAATTCCGCCTTGCTCGGTCTGGGCGATCAGGTACTTGCCCGACGCGCCTTTGACCTCGACCCAGACGCGTTCGGACCATTGGCCGCGGCTTTGGCAGACCTTGATCATGTCGCCGGGGGCGATCATGGCCAGTTCGCGCGGCGTGGGGGCTTCGAAGGTGTCGGGATGGTCAATGTGCATTTGCTGTGCGTCGGTCAGTCCGCGCATGATGGGGTAGGTGGGCATGGTCTGGGTTTCCCTTCAGGCCGGGTTGAAACGGGTCGAGATGCGGGGGGCGGGGTATCTGCGATGCTCGCGGGCCAGCGCTTTCATCCAGGTGGCGACAGCCTTGGGCACCGGGAGCCGGCCGGAGGCCCACCGGCGCACATTGGTTTCCTCGACCTCCAGCCGTGTGGCCAGGCCGCGCATGGTCCAGCCGATATCGGTGAGGCAGTCGATGAATTCATGGTTGTTCATGGTGTGGGGTTTCCCTCCGTTGGTGGTGCCGTGTTTTGCCGCGCCTTGCGGCATATGTCAAGCCTCGCGTGCCTGTCCGCGCAGATCTGGCGGTGGATTTTCGTCCATTTGTTGGGCGAGCCGGCGCAGCCATAGTTCGACGTTGACCGGCACCTTGCGCTCGCCGCTTTTCCAGCGCCGGAACCGGCGCTGATCGACGTCGAGCATTTGCATCAGCCACGACTCGCGCAGCGGCAAAACGTAGAGGCAATCGCGAAACTCTTCAGGTGTCACGGTTTGGGGTTTCCCTCTCGAAACGCTGGCCGCGAGTCGATAGTGGATTTTGAGTCCAGGTGCAAAAAGTGGGGGTCGGATTTTGAGTCCAGGTGCAAAAACGGGGGGTCCAATTTTTTGGTCAGGTGCAAAGACGGGGGGTCCGATTTTGGAATCAGGTGCAAAAAGGGGGGGGGTCGAGGGCACTTTTCGGCCGTTTTTCGGGGGGTCAATCCCAAAAATGAGACGATTTTGAGGGGGTCCGGAGGGGCACCATACCGTCCGGACGGTACAGTCAGGAAACGGCGGATTTCCGCCATTTTTCGGGGGCATGGCAGGGGCAGAGGGGCACGGCCGGCCGTCATGCCGGGGCACGGCCGGAGCCGGGGCAGAGGGGCAG